GCTGCCGGTTAGAAAAAAGACATGTCATGTGACATGTCTTTTTTCTTTTACCGTCAGCTATCTTATGACCCGCAGCGGGCCTGGCTGCCCAGCCACCGTGCCTAAAGGAGCTTTGCGACGCATAGGCACGCTTGTGGCGAGGCGTGTCGAAAAGCATGTTTACATGCTTTTTGACTGAGGATAGATTTTACAATTATGCAGTAAAGTTGGCAGCGGTAACTTTTAAACGAAGTATTGCTGCAGGGAGTATTTTGGGAGGGATAGATAGCCATGCTTGAAGGAGCAAAGCGACGCGCAAGCATGTGTCAGGCCTACTACTGTACTTTTCATCTTCGCGAGAGGTATATAGTTCCAGTCAGCAGCAATTTTTTAACGCAAATTTCGTGTGGAATCAAGACGAAGTGTCGCAAAACTCGCGCTATGCAAAGAGATTTTACTATAGTAGATAGCTTAGCGCTCAGACAATGCAACACTTCGATGATTCCAGACACTCATTCGCTAAAATTGCTATTCCTTGCACAATATATCCCTCTCTCAGTTTACTATAATAACAGCCATCTTACATATTATTAACACTTTGTCAACAGCGTCAAAATTGCATCTGTCGACGTTTAAGGCTATTTGTGTTATAATATAGAGCATTGTAAATAAAAACCGCTAAACCCTAGTATTAATGGGATTTAGCGGTTCTTTTTTTATTGATTGAGTTCAAAATGAGTTCCAAAAATTAAAATTCGCTATTTTGGGGCAAGTTATCCACAGTTATGCTCTCTAATTTGTCGACAGCTTTTCTATTAGCTTCAGGCATCATGTGAGCATAAAATTTGAAGGTTGTGTTTGTATCTGCGTGACCAATCTGTTCAGCGACTGCCAAAATATCTCCGGTAGCTGCGTAAAGCATTGAAGCATAGCTGTGCCGGAGAATGTGAGGACTAATTCTTGGCAAGCCTAACTTAGTACAGTGATATTGCATATATGTTCTGATAGCCGACGGTTTTATGCCATCAAAGATATAATCTTCTGGTTTAGCCTTATAAAGCGTGCCTATGTAGTCTATGATTTGATTATAGAGGTATTTCGGTATTTCAACATCACGCACGGAACTTCTTGTTTTTGGTGTGCTAATGACAAATTCATCTTTATTGTGTATCCTCATTAGTGATTTATTAACATGAATTTTATAGGGCGATATATCCTCGATTTTTAGAGCCATAACTTCACCTATGCGCAAGCCTGCCCAAAAGATGATATTGAACAGCACTCTATGTGAAGCTATCTTAATATCGTCATAGAAAATCTTATACTGTTCTACTGTCCATAATTTCGCACGTGTATCGTTTGAATATGGCTTTACCCTGTCAGTAAGAGTAACAGGGTTATTTTTTGTCCCGCAATTTCTTTTAGAGAATTCAAAGACCTGGCTTAATTCTGAACGTATCTGATTTAGCAGTCTGCTTGAGAGCCGTTCTTTTTTTGATTTCTCATTTTGAATGGCAAGCCAGCGCATAACTTGAAGCGGAGTAACCTTGTCGACGTTCATATTCTCAAAGAAAGGGAGGACATAATATTTTAATGCCTGGTTTTTCTTGTCGACAGTCGACTGCTTTAATTCTCCTAGCTTCAATTTGCTGTCCAGCTCTTGCTGGTATGCTGCAATAACTTCGCTAAATTTCGGATCATGTGTATGAGTTTTGTTTCTCATGTCGCTTTCGTATTTTTCAGCATCACGCTTTTTATCAAAACCTCTTTTGGTTGTATGTTTTCTTACGCCTTGCCAATCTTTATACCAAAAAGCGCAGTCCCATTTTCCTGTTTTCGGATTTTTTGTTACTGTCATGTTCTGCAGCCCCCTTCTTATAATTTTTGCCAAAAACGCTAAAAAATCTCTTTAGTATTTAGCTTATAAGCGACTTTTCAAGGCTTCGACTTATATTTATATTAGTAAAAATTAAATGCTCATATATGCTAAATATGAAGCTCTGATAAGATTTTTAATTTATAAAAATAGTGATATAAACTGTATAAAAACACTGGCTTGAAAAACAACCTGGAATTTTATGTTCAGACTGTTTTTCAAGCCTTTTTTATTTCAAAAAGCACAAAAGCAGGCTTAAAGCCTGCTAGTGAATGTTTTAACAGGCTAGGGAAGTAGTCTGTTACTGAATTCGCCTTATTGTTTTTGGTTACAAGCATCTTTGATTCCCAATGATTACGCTTGTAAGCTGTTTGCCGTCTGGCGTGTATTTGAGTTGGAAGCTTTGACGAACAGTATTGCCGAAACCGTTCTTGGATTCTACCCACGATTGGACAATAATTTCTTTTGGATTTTTTGCTGCTTTCCAATCACTGTACCAACCAAATTCAGCACTGTCCGGGTATTTTAAAAATCGTTTTACATCTTCTCGCGCAAACGTGAGCAAATCCGATTCATGTTCAATGACAAAATCATATTTGTCTAAAACTGCTTTTCCGTCTATAAACATATCATAATTATCATGACGAATAGCAGTTATCTTGTTGTCTGTGAGATAGATGATAACATTTACAATGCCGTCATCTGCGCAACGATAACCTTTTGTTTTCTGATTGTCTTTATAGCCATCAAGCATTTCATCATGTTGAATTTTGAAGTTGTCGGAAAATCTCATATCTGTTATGAGGATTTTTTCTAAAGAATTTGCTGCTTCAACTGGCAGACCGGTAACATCGCTAATATTTTTAGAAAATCTATCTTGCTCGATTTTCTTTCCCTGGGACTGTTTAGTTGTATTTGAAGCAACGTTTAATGATGAACTATTGGAAGAGAAAGTTTGATAGCAAAAGAATAACGTGATTACGCTAAACAAAATCAATAGTTTCTTCTGCTTAGATTTTTCTTTTGCATCTGTAGCTCGAGAAAAATTCTTGTAGAAATTATAGGTAAACCATGCGAATATCAGTGTTAAATAATGTCCGCCAGTCATTCCAGCAGCACCAGCTACTGCTAAAACTCCGCATACGATTAATAGTCTTTGCCAGTTTTTCATTTTAGTGTCCATATTTCCTTTTGCAGTTGTTTAAATATTGTTTTTACACCAACTTTATCATTGAAAGAAAGCGCATTTTTATAAGCGTTGAGAGCTATTAGTTTATTTCCGCAGCGATATTGAATGTCGCCTATGCAACGATAAACGTTAGCCTTTTCTTTATCCATTAATACGTCTTGTAATGACCGTTGAAGTAAAGAAAGTACGTTGGAATAATCATTGATATTTGTAGAGTCTAAATTTTTAAGATGCTTTTTAGCTGCCATAAAAGCTTTTTTCCCTACGAGTTTAGATTCCGCAAAAACAGTGTACTTGTCCTCGTCCAAAAAAATTCCGCTAATACTGTATTTATAACCCATATTATTTGATGACTTAATGGTGAAAATATTCTTGTCTGTGTCAAAGCTTACTATATTATCCGCATCCGCTATCGAAGGAAATGCAACAGCAGTTGTAGTATCGTTCCTTAAATCAATGATAACAAGATTATTTGCAAGATGGCTCGGGCCATTACAAAGACTTACAGCTGCAAACAATCCGTTTTCCGAAAGAATAGATAGCATAATATTTAATGGAAATTCATTTTGATAAATCAATTTACCGTCCAAAAAATTTATTGTTATTCTTCCACATAAAGCATCACTGTTTAGCCATTCCTCTAACAAGAAATATCCGTTATCTGCGATAAAAGCTGTGTAAAGATTTACACAACGGTGCCCACACGTCAGCAATCGCTCAGACTTGGCATCATATACATAATAATCATTTTGTCCCCACATTATTTTATAATGACCATTTGGCGAAAGTCTAGAATATAATAATATGGCTGCATAGTGTTTGCCCCACTTTACAACGTAATTGTCAGTCAATAACTCCTGCTCTGTTTTGATTGGATATTCTAGCACTTTATACCGACTCCCTTCTATATATACGAAAAAGAGGACGGACATATGCGCCCTCTTATCGCTGTAGTTCTTCTACAAAATGGCTCCCTAAAGGAATCCCCCTAACATCAAGTTGAATCATTAAGTCCGCGTTTTACGGTTTCAGCTTGTTTTCTTTGCAACCAGTTGGTTGGCAATTTCTATGCAGAGTAGCAGGAAATACACATGCTCTGTTGGTAATTGTCGAATCAGCTGTGCATACTCGTTAGTGGTATGACATCGACTTCGTTTTAACCTCCTTCCTTTAGATTGCAAGGTATTATGCCATGCTGGCGAAGGGGAAGTCAGGCCTTGCCTTTGCCTTGCAACAGCCCTTTTATAATTTGCTCGATAGCCATCTTTTGGGTGTCATCGAGCTTCTGAATCTGTTTTGCAATCTCAATAGCCTGTTCGTCGAGAAGCTGGGCGTTGAGCTGCTGCTTTACCGCTTCGGTGTCTATGCCGAGGGACTTTGCTTGTTGTTCCGTTACACCGAGAGCATAGTCTTTATCTTCATAAAAGTAACCAGCAGGAATGCCAAAGTAATTAGCAATAGCTTGTATGGTCGCTACTTTTGGCTCAGAACGACCACTTTTCCATAAAGAAAATGTTGAGTTGCTGATACCAGTTGCTTTAGCAACTTGGTATGCTGTTGTATTGTGTTCTTTTAGAAGAGCTTCAAATTTTTCGTACATTCGATACCTCGAAAAAATATTTTACAAAAGCAAATCAAAACTACTTTACAACTCTAACACATTATGTTATAATATTACTAAGATGTAAAACAAAAATACTTTAAAGCCGTAAAATAATTTTAAGTATTTTACATTTGTCAATTAAAGTATATCACGTTCAATTTTGAACGTCAAGAAAGGAGTGCTGAAATGTATAGAAAAATTGCTGAATTAATGCAGAAAAACAATGTTACTGCTTATCAGGTTGCGAAGGCAACAGGACTTAGCAATTCAGCTTTTTCAACTTGGAAAAATGGCAGAAACAAACCTAATGTTGAAGCGTTGCAAAAACTTGCCGAATACTTCGGCGTAAGCGTTGATTACTTTTTAGAAGCGTAAAGGAGTGATGAAGAGATGTATAAATGTAAAGACTGGGTAGTTGTTTTTCAAAACTTGGAAACTGGCAAGGTAAAACTTGATACGTTTACTGAGAAAAATGAAACTGAAGCATGTAAATGCTTCAGGGCTTGCTATCGTCATGAAAATTACAGAATTTTGACGGTGGTAGAAAAACCGGAAATTGCTACAAAGGAGTAAAAAAGATGAAAAAGGTATTGCAAATCTGCGTATGCATTATCTTTGCATGGTGTTGTCTTAGCTTAGTTGGCGGATTTTCGGACAGCCAGGTGCAAAGGCATACAGTCACGCACATTGTACAAGAAGGCGAAACCATGTATGGAATCGCTGATAAGTATTTTCTGCTCAACAAAACGAGAATTTGTTTTGACGAGTTTTGGTACAACGTATCCGAGGATAATAAGCACCTGACCGCCAACCGCCGTTATCTCCAGCCTGGAGATGTAGTCACTGTTAATTACTACACAGTGAAAGAACAATGATAGCAGGCTAAAAAGCTTTAACTGCTATAAGCCTATTATAGCAAGAAAGGAGTTTATACAATGTCTGAAACTCAAACTAACATCTACAAAGTAGCTAGAGAGTACGCAGGGATGAGCCGTGTAAATGCGGCAGAAGGACTTGCAATCTCTGCAAGCTGTTTAAAGGATTATGAGATTGACTGGCGACAATGCCCGGATGCTATTGCATTGGCAATGTCAAAACTCTATCGTACACCGTGGTTACGTGTACAGCACCTGCAAAAGAACGTTGTGTTCTGCGACGTTTTTGGACTTATTCCTCCTGCTGATGATTTAGCAGTGAATATGTTGAGGGCGCAAAAAGAAGTCGGTGAAGTGGTTGAATTGTTTCCGCAAATGGTAGCGAAAACGGTACAAAAAAAGCACCTCGGTGACAATCTTTTAAAAGAGTGCCGTGAAGGTGCACAGGCTTTGCTTGTATTGATTGGTATTGAAGAAGAGCAAAAAGAAAAGACCCCCCACGCTAATAGAGAGCCTTTAACCTATAAATAAAGTCGAAAGGAAATCGGTTTAAAAAATAGGTCATATATAGTATAGCATACGGAAAAGAGGTTGTCAAACATGGAAAGCAGATTCTACACAGCTAAAGATATTGCCAACCTTTTAGGCGTAGGCGTTGGAAAAGGCTACTCGCTTATAAGGGAATGGAACAAAGAGCTTCAGCAAAAAGGCTATACAACTGCACAAGGCAGAGTAGTTAAAGCCTATGCTGATTTAAAACTTGGTTTCGGAATTCAAAAGGAGGATGTATATGGTAACTAACGAACAGGTTAACGCTGTGTTAGCTCGCAGCGGACTTAGCATGGAAGGATTTGAAGCTTTTAGAAAAAGGAAGCATGGTGAGCACAAGCAGACGAAAGAGAGCTGGTTGAAAGACTTTAAGACTTGCGCACACTGCACCAGGGATGGCAAATGTAAGTATCAGCATTACGGATACCACCAGGAAAAACAGGCTGTGCGTGAAGGTGATGTATTAAGCTATAACGTTAACAGCTTGTCGGTGAATATGCAAACATATCCTAAAGTTGGCAGTTATCGTGAATGCTGTCACTGGGATGCTGAAACAACTCTTAAGCTTCATAGCAGACTTGAAGAGCTGGTTAAGGAAGGAAAGGTGATTTAAATGGAAATGAGCGAGAAAATTAATGCTTTGGCTGAAGCCTTAGCAAAGGCTCAGGGCGAAATGAAAAATGCTGTTAAAGGCTGTGACAATCCTTATTTTAAAAGCAAATATGCTGATTTGGCAGAATGCCTGAACGTAGCACGTGAGCCGCTTAGCAAGAACGGCTTAAGCATATTCCAGGCTAATGAAGGAATTGTAGAAAGCAATAAGCTTGCCGTTACAACACTGATCATGCATAGCAGCGGTCAATTCATTAAGGTAACAAGCAGTTATCCTATTCAGAAGAATGATGCCCAGGGTTTTGGCAGCACTCTTACATACGCAAGAAGATATAGCCTTGCAGCAGCTCTTGGACTTGCGCAAGAGGACGATGACGGAAATTCAGCTTGTGCACCGGAACCGAAGCAAGACTTTAAAGCCAAAAACACAGAGCAGAAGCCTAAAGCTCAACCGCAAGCTACCGGAGATAAATTCGTTAAAATTACACCGCAAGGGGATGTGATTGTAACCGTTGCTAGTGGCCACGATGAAAACGGCAGACCGCTTGCGGCATACAAAAACATTAAAGAGCTGACCATTGAAGAGCTTGAAAAAATGATTACAATTCCTCAATACACGCTTGCGCATACTGCTATTAAGAACCTGCTTGAAGAAACGAGGCAGACTGCATGAGTAAGAAAAGCATATTGCAAAGCGAAAAGGAGTGCTTTATGTGTGGCACTACTCGCAACCTGGAGCGCCATCATGTGATATTCGAAGCAGCCGGGAGAAAGATTTCGGACAAGCTGGGTTTAACAATCTGGCTATGCTACGAACATCATAAAGGCAGGCTCGGACCTCATTTGGACAAGGAAACAGACTTGCGGTTAAGGCGATTTGCTCAGACCTGCTATGAAGATAAACATAGCCGGGACGAGTGGATAGAGAAAATTGGGAGAGATTACCTATGAGAAAGAAAGCACTTATGAAGTATGTGAGGTTACTTAGACGGCAACCATTATGGAAGAAGTTATTGTAGGAGGGCGACATGGAGAGCTGGTTCAAGGTTAGCGCCGATGTGTTCGACAGTGAAAAAATTAAGATACTTCGTGCTGATACGAAGATTGGTGATAGCCTGGCATTAATGTGGTTCTTCCTGTTAGCTTTAGCTCGTAAAAAAAACGATGGTGGTTATGTATACGCTACCGAAGGTGTAGCGTATACACCAAAAACCTTAGCTGCTGTTGGTGGTTTTAAGCCTAAAATTGCGGAAACTGCTTTAGAAGTATTTCGGCAGTATAACATGATTGATATAGAGGATAACGGCTATATCTATATTGTAGGCTGGGGTGAGTATCAGAACGCCGAAGAGCTTTCAAAGCTTAAAGAGCGTGAACGCTGCAAGGAAGCAATGAGAGCTAAAAGACAGCGTGAGAAGCAATCTAAAACTTGTAACAATGATGTAACAAACGAAGATGTTACGGAATGTTACGAAGATGTTACGTGTAACAAAAGCGTAACAAGTCAAGATGTTACACGTAACAATGATGTAACAAACACAAATGTTACGGATAAGAATAAGAGTAAGAATAAGAAAGAGAATAAGAGTAAGAGTAACAACAACAACTTTAGTAGTGGTTGTTACGATAAAAATGCTGCCGTTACGTGTAACAGTTACGAAAATGTTACGAGCGATAATAATCCTGTTGGCTTTTGGAATCAAAATGTTACGCCGATAACGCCATATATTGCAGAGCGGTTACAGGCTATTGCTAAGGAGCACGGCGAGCTAATAGCCATGCAAGCGGTTACGATAACAGCGCAGCAAGGCAAGAAGTCAATAGCCTATTGTGAGGGAGTTGCAAGAAACCTTGCGAGCGGTGACAATCAAAAACCAAAGAAACCGCCGGATGATTTTAAACCGCCGGACGACCAAACAGACCTGGACAAATATTTTTAGTGAGGTGATAGCATGAATGCGAATGATGTTCAGAATTCAATTACGCTTGCTGTAAATTACATTGCTAAAAATGCTTCACAACTTAATAAGCAAAACGAAAATGATTATTACGAAAATGGATTGCTTATGTGTGGTAAATGTCACACGCCGAAGCAATGCAGAGGTTTCTTGTTTGGAGTTGAGCGAACTGTAACTTGTATCTGCAAGTGCAGAGCGGAAGAGCTTCAGGCAGAGCGTGAACGTAAGGAACATGAAAAGCGACTTGCTAGGGTGCAAGAGCTTAGAAAAGCTGGCTTCCCGGAGCGTGAGCTTCAATCGCAGACTTTCAGCCATGATGACGGCGCAGACGAGCGGACGATGAGAGCAATGAAGAATTTCGTTGAGCACTACGATGATTTTCGCAGGATGCATAAAGGATTACTGCTTTATGGAAATTCCGGAAGCGGAAAGACGTTCGCCGCTGCGTGTGTTGTCAATGCGCTAATTGATAAAGGTGTAGCTTGCTTAATGACTAATTTTGGCAGAGTGTTCAATACATTGTGGGGGACAGAGCAAAAGCAAGCATATCTTGACGGCTTTAATCAATTTGAGCTGTTAGTGCTTGATGATTTAGGAGCAGAACGGCGCACGGAGTTTGCTCAGGAGCTAGTGTTCCAGATCATCGACAGCCGTTGCCGAAGCGGATTGCCTACAATCATCACGACAAATTTGCCGATTGAAGCAATTAAAAAGCCGCAGACGATAACGGAAACAAGAATCTATGACCGCATTTTGCAGATGTGCCACCCGGTAGAGGTTACACACGCAAGCAGACGCAGGAAGAAGGTTGCACAAGGCTTTGCTGCTACCAACAAATTATTAGGATTATAGGAGGGAATTATGGACGCTAAAGAGCTTACGAGAATCACTGAAAGTGCAAATCGTGATAAAGATAAGAGATATTTTACGACAATAGTAAATTTCTATATCAATATGTATCATGACAGCGGTGAGGTTTATTATCTGCATAAAGCTATTGCCGAAATCAAAGCAAAAATCAAAAAAGAAGGCGGCGAAATTTTCTGCCAGGACAATCCGTTAAAGAGAAAGGAACAAAAAGCATGAACAAAATCATTTTATTAGGAAGACTGACAAAAGACCCGGAGGTAAGATACACTTCTACAAGCAAGGTTGTTGCTCAGTTCACGCTTGCTGTGGACAGACCTTATTCTAAAGACAAACAGCGTGAAGCGGACTTTATTCCTGTAGTTATCTGGGGCAAACAGGCTGAAACCTGTGGCAATTATCTTAGTAAGGGACAGCGTGTGTTAGTTGAAGGCAGACTGCAAATTCGCAGCTATGACGCTAAAGACGGTCAAAAGAAATATGTAACAGAGGTTATCGCAGAGCACTTTGAATTCATTGAGCGTAGAGAGCAAGGCGGCGAATCTCAGCATACACCGGGAGAAGAAAGCCAGGACTTCCAAGGTTTTGGCAGCGCAGTACCTTTTAATGAGGAAATTCCGTTTTAAGTGAGGTATAACATGAAGATTAAAGATGAAGTTAACCGCTTGCGTAAGCTGGCATTTACTGAAATCGAATTAAAGAAAGATGACTTCAAGAAGATTTGCAGTGAATATTGCTTTTTGTACAAAACAATATATCACCAGACCTACAATCCTAGCATGAAGCTGATTAGCACGTGGGGAAGAAGCAAGGTGTATGTTGATAAGCTTGAATACATCGATGTGCTTCAGGACTTAGCTTATCTTAGATACGCTTTCAGCAGGATGAAATTCAAGGGGTACAAGAAACATGAGTCAGCTTAAAAGTATCATTGTAGGCAAGCGGAGCAAGGCAAGCGGTTTATTCTTTGAAAAGATGATTGACGCAGGCTGCCAATATTACGAAGAACACGGCGTTGCAAAGATTGAGAAACAGAGCGAGCCTGTACATTATATTCGTCCTTATGGAGCGCATGGACAGTTCATTGCCAACTATTCAAAGAAAAGCGGCGTTGACTACAAAGGCACGCTTAGAGGTGGTTTAGCGGTGTGCTTTGAAGCGAAGCACACCGACGGCGACAAGATGCTGCGAAGCAGACTTGAACCGCACCAGCTCGAATACCTTAAGGTTCATCACTTTTTAGGAGCAAGGTGCTTTATCCTGGTATCGTTTAATCTGACAGATTTTTACAACGTGCCTTTCCTTGTATGGGAGAACATGAAATCACTATATGGAAGGCAGTACCTAAAGCGTGATGATCTGGAAGAATACAGAATCAGTAATACAGGCAAAGTTTTAAAATTTCTGGTTTTAAAATTTCCGACTGTAACGGAGGGGCAATAGTGAAATATCTACTTGGAACAACAGCCGAAGGCAAGCAGTGCTGCCCTCATTGCAAGCAGGAAAAAATAAAGCTTGTATACGGCGCAAAGATTGTAGACAGAAAAGGTGCTACAAAATGGGCGTTTAGATGCTCATCGTGCTATGGCACAGTTTGGTTAAAGTAAAGCGAAAGGAAGTCGGTTTAATGCAAAATAAGGATTGGAGCTATCTGCTGGGGCAGAAAATAGGTATGCTGACAGTGCTTGAAATTTATCCTCCAGGCGTTATCAGTATCAGACCTAAAAAGAAGGCTTCTGTTGCAAGATGCGTCTGTGAATGCGGCACTGAATGTTACAGAGATGTATCTAACCTTGCCCGGCGACAAGGAATGAGCTGCGGTGGCAAGGAGTGCAAGCACAAAATCATGAGCCTTGCGCAAATAAGAAGGCAGGAAACTAACAAACGCAAGGCTACAGCTCAGAAGCCTGTCGAGAATTTTTCAAAAGACGAAGAGCCGATAATCACGAAAAAGCTGAAAAATAAATATGTTTGCCCTTTTCCGTTTTCCGGCTGCGTGAGAAGTGAGGTTTGCCACGTATGCTGTTGGGAATGCGATAAGGAATGTAAGCAATGCAGTAACAATCCGCAGCTATGCGGAGCAAGGAGGTTAAAATGAGAAGTGTTAAGGAGATTTTAGCAAATGAAAAGTTTCAAGCAGACAAGAAAAATGCTTTTGCTTTTAAAGGCTTAGTATTGACAGGCTTCCTGCATCTGCCGGGAATCAAAAAGAGCTTGCAGTGTGTTGTAGGTGTTGAGCCTGACCCGGAAGGTAACCAATGGGAGCACGTAAGCGTGAAATTTTGCGGCACGACGAATAAAACACCTTCATGGGAGGTTATGTGCCAGGTTAAAGACGTGTTCTGGCTACCGGAAGAAGAAGTTCATCAGATTCACCCAAAAGAAAGCGAGTATTTACACGGCGTAGGCAGGATATACGATATTTTGCATCTGTATCGTCCTGTAGGTGGCTGGAAACAGAATCCAAAAAGAGGTAATGCAAATGAGTAAATTGCTAAATGTAATCATCGACATGATCACGGTTATACTAATCATCGGCATACCTGCTATGTTTGGTGCTCTGCTAGGTGCTGCGATTGGGTGGTTAATATGGCTGTGGTAAAGCGTAGACAGCAGAAGCTGAAATATTATCGTTACTGCTTGCGTAAGGCACGTGAGCTGATGCGTAGCGAGTTAAGAAAGTGTGAAGTTTTGGCAGGGAGGATGAAAAAATGACAATAAAAAGAGAACTAGACGGCATTTATTTTAGAGTTAAACGTGGCAAGTATTGGGAAAGCATCTGCTTTAGCGACTTGTCAGACGAAGAAATGGACAAGGTGCTTGAAGGGCATAGCGTAGAGTGGCTGAAAAACACGTGCAAAATCCTGGGTCACACGATTAGAGATATTGGTGATGCGCATGATTTTGTAAGCTGGCAAAAGGAAGTAGAGGAAGAGTAATGACGTTAGACGAATTTGTAGCGGTCGTGTTGATTGTAACGCTTATCCCAGTGGCTGTTATCCAGTGGATGGGCTTAATCGTGGCTATTATGGAAAGATTTAAGGAGTAAAGGTTATGACAATCAAAGAGCTTTACGAATATGCTAATACTAACGGCTTTGAGAATCTGCCGATTCAATATGGATTTGTCGATGACGATGGCATCTATTATCCAGATTATTTTGTTTTTGCTAATTTTGATTACAATATCGACAATGTAACGATGATGTTTTATGTTGCTGGAGATAAAGAAGCTAAAGGGTTGCAGAAAAATACAGGTTCTACAATGGAATATGTGGGAGCAGGAGATGATGCAGCTATGGGTGTATACAAATGCTCTCAATGTGGCTCTGAGGTGCAGAATTATGAATACTATGATTTTTGTCCATGGTGTGGTCGTAAAATTAAGGGGTGGAGATAATGATTGACTATAAAAAGGCAGAACAGGCGAAGAGATTGCTAGATGAAAGCGGTGTAGATTATATACTCGCTTATGCCAAAGAGAACGGCTGCACAGCAGGACAGGTGCAAGGTAACGCATTAAAGGTTGCGGACTGCATTGTGGCGGCAATGCAAACCGTAGGCAAGTTGATTCGTGATAAACATGGCGATAAAACGGCTGTTGAACTGCTGCACAACATAACAATGAAAGCACTGCAACTGATTTATAAAGATAGCGATAAGGAGTGATAACTGATGAAAAAATATATTGTTTCCGGTAAAGTAACAGCATATATAGAAGTAGAATTAGAAGCGGAAAATGAAAAAGAAGCCATTGAGAAGGCGTATGAAGAGTGCTCTGGGCCTATGGATTTCGTCGGCAATGGTGGATATGACAAATTAATTGGGGTATGCGATACAGATGATGCTATCGTTAGCATTGCATGCGATGATGAAGTCGAATACACCGAAGCAGAAGAAATTGAATAAATAAGGAGTGATAAGTAATGACGGTAGCAGAATTTTTTAAATGGGCAGTCAAAAATGACTGTGAGGATAAGCAAGTTGTGATTTATGCTCACGATAACGTGGGGAAAGAAGTTGAAAACTGGCTAGACGAAGATTATTTAGAAGAACGTAATGGATGTGTAAGCATTGATTGTATATGGGAGTGATAACATGGCGAAGATTAAAAATGTAAATTTCGGATGTTCGGCGGCGTGCCGCATATGGTTCTGCTGCCAAGATTGCGATTTAAAGAAATCTTGCAAAAATCCTTGCGAAAACGCTTTTAATACAAAGCTCTGCGAACACTTTGAAAAGAGAGAAGATGAATAACATGGCTAAACATTTATGCTGTTCAGCGTTTGGAAAAATCTACTATGCCAATGTCAATGACAAAGGCATTATTACAGGACAAAAAATTGACTTAACAGGGGACGCTGTTGTAGCTGTCATGGATAAATTGAGTTGGTTAGCTATTGCTAAAAAGCCTTTTGACGGCAAGGCAGAAATTGAAATCAACGGCTTTAAGTTGATTTTTGACGGCACAGGCAATTCGTGGTTTATGAAAAATTACGGAGGTAAAGAAAGTGAGTAAAAATCTTCTCCCGGAAATAGCAAAGATGCTCGGCGTGGAGTTGAACGAAGAATTTAAAATTAAGGGTTATGACGGATTGACTTATAAGCTTACCGATAATGGGCTAGAATTAACTACTGTTGATGGTCAGAAAACGAAATGGTTCGACAACGGAGCATTCAACAGCTTGCTGAAAGGCAAAATGGAAATCGTCAAACTCCCGTGGAAGCCGAAGAAAGGCGATGTTTATTTTACCTTTGGGCTTTTGGGTGATAAGTGGGTGGTTCGCTCGTTGTGGTGGGGCGGATTCCCAGAAGAGTATGCCTTGTTTGATAAAGGCTGGGTATACCGCTCAGAGAAAGAAGCGCAAGCAGCCTTGCCTGCCGTAGCTAAAGAGTTAGGCGTGGAGTATAAGTTATGACTATAATTCCAATCACCTTAAAACAGGCGAACTCTTTTGTAACGGATAACCATAGGCATCATGGCAAGACGGCTGGTTGTAAATTTGCACTAGGGTTAATCAGCGATAAAGAGCTTGTCGGCGTTGCAATCTGCGGCCGTCCAATCAGCAGATTTTTAGATGATGGGTTAACGTTAGAAGTTAATCGTCTGTGTACGGATGGTACGCGTAATGCCTGCTCCATGCTTTATGCAGCTTGTGTAAGAGTTGCTAGGGACATGGGATATAAAAGGGTTATTACATACACTCTTGCAAGCGAAACAGGAGCGAGCTTAAAAGCCAGCAATTTTGTCGACGATGGTATTGCTGGCGGCGCGATGTGGACAGGCAAGCGTAGCGGTAGAGATAACGGTGTACCGCAAGAAATGAAACGTCGGTGGGTATACAGGTTATAAGAGATTTTTGCAACATGTTGCAAAAATCTCTTGTAAGGTGCGGGTATTGAGAGGTGGTGATAGCATGAAATCTAAAGCATATTGCTTTTCCAACGCCGCAGACTACGATATTGATGACATATCGGAAGAAATAACATTCGCTGAAACGCCGGGCAAAGCAAAACAAGATTTTAGCATGGATAATGGAATCCATTACAAGGACATCAGAGTGCAGCGTTTGCCTTGGGCTGACAAATACGAGGATGTTGACAATATTCCTGCTGAGGAATTGTTAAACCACGGTTGGTATTTTAATTGCGATACCTGCGGCGAGGCTATAGATGATATAGCAGACTTTCATATCAACAGTAAAGGGTATTGCTGCAAGAAATGTTTTAATGATTGGGTAGAAAGTGGAATAAAAAACCGCAACAGGTTGCAAAATCTCTTGTAGCTGTTGCAAAAAACGCAACAGCTCCCTTGTCCCTTGAAAAAGTTGAGGTGAAGAAAAAATGAACAACAAACCTATATGCGGTGAATGGCATGGGAATGATGTTATGCCGAACGGAGATAAACTCTGCATTTTTGAAATAAAAGTCGGAGAATCGTCAGAAATACTAATTGGCTACAGGCAATGCGACGAAATTGTTAGAGAAAATAGTTGCTACGAATTCGTATGCTTTTTTGAAGATGCCGTTATTCGCTGGTGTTACATTGATTTGAATTAAGAGGTGAAAAAATGGAAGAGCAAGAAACAACTGTTAGGCTAGCTGGCGCAGTTTATACGATGAGCATGAGCAACCAATACGCTTGCTGGTCAGGGGCGTATCAATGCACAAAATGTGAGTTTAAATTTATAGATGTAGATGATAATTTTGTGTATTGCCCTTGTTGCGGCAGAATGATTGTAGCTGACGTGGAAGATTAAGCCCATGGGTGCGGCGGCTGGGTTGCCGAATGGCAGTAGGTTGCGAGGTGTAGAAGTAAGCACCGCTATTGTGTGCTGAACAAAAACGCTTTGCGTAAAACGAGAACCCGAGAATTCCCACGCCGCCGCTTTTTATAAGGAGGTAAAAATGAAAAAAATAAAAACTATAGAAGCTATAGAAGCTGCCCGGCTCATAAAAGAAATGTGCAGCAAGCGGAAACGCTGCAAAGGTTGCATCTTTCACGATGCTAAAACCGCTTCGCCTTGCAAATTGACAATTTTTCCCGATATATGGGAGGTTGATTAAATGATTAACAAAGACCAAATTAGACGTATGTTGGATATTGCAGACATTAAGACATCGGCACGACTGATGCTACTTGTTGTCGAGATTGTAGAACTGCAGGCGGACTTAAAAGCGTTAGAGTCGCTTGTACAGATGCAATATGATAGTCACGCAGTAGATGCTGCTAAAAATCATGTACGGCAACAGCCTGAGTACATGGAGATTAATAACGAGCTAAAGAAAGCTACAGAAGCTGTAACAAAGGCTGCAAGGGACCCACAAGCACGTTTGAGAGCAATGCTTGAAGCTAAAATGCGTGGAGATATGTAATTTGGAGCAAAAACAATGAAGATATTAAAGTTTTCGCCGATTAAGCGTGAGCAAGGCAGAACAACTTGCCATTGCTATAAGGAAACCAACATCTATGGCGGCAGTAAAAAGCCTATCAGTTTTACAGTCGACCCGGATACAAAAATCTGCTTCTGCAATCACTGCGGCAACATGGTTGAACCTATCGTTGTGCTGGAGCTGATGTGTAACGACTGGCAAGCAATAGCAAAGGACTATGATAGAGCTAGGAAACAGACGTTAAGATGCTATGAGATTGGTATAAAGTTTAGGCCTTATAAGCGTGTGTTAAAGATGCTGCAAGAACATATGGGACGAAAAAATGATATGATGCCAATTTGCCCTCATTGCCGGGAGAAAATAGATTTGGAAAAGTTAGCTAATGGCGTTTGGATAAGAAAGGAGGAAAAATGATGATTAATTACAAGAAAGCCGAACAGGCGAAAGAACTGCTACAAGAATGTGGAGCATCTTTTATAATTGCCTATAATAACAGCAATAACGATGATGTTGTTTGTGCATCAGGTAATTATATTATCCTTAAAAGCTTGATCATTGGTACGATGGCGCAGGCAGCATTAGGTGTGCGTGGCAAATATGGTGAAGAAATGGCTATGCAAGAATTAATGAGCATGATGACAGAAGCGGCAAAATTAGTTCATTACAATAAGGAGCAAAAAAATGAAACGTGAAAAATTAATTGTCCTGCTGTTTGCATTCAGATATGCAGTACATCGTTTAGGTACACAGGCGTTAGTAGACATTGAAAACGAGCTTATCGCCAATATGGAAAAATTCCCGGATTGGATGTTACAGCAAATGCAAATTTCGCTTGAAGGCAATTTTGAGTATATGCAATACAAACTAGAGGAAACCGGAAGAATCGCTTTAGACGATGATTGCCGCTTTCAAAAGCCGCTGCTTGATGCAATAAAAGCGCAAAGAGCCAAATTAGCAGAGATTGCCAGAGGTACAACCAATGGAAATAAGCTTAATTGATGTTGTTGGTTGCACACTGCTTGACGTAGCTGTTATATGTGTAGCTTTATGGATGTTAAACAGGGAGTGGTAATTTGAAATATTTACATCTTGTTGCAAGTATTTGTATGGAAATTCTTGCTATTATGGGTACTATTGGAATCCTGGTTATAATCTGGAGAGATATTTTAGGAGGTTTTTAAGATGATTAAATTTTTACCGACGATTGACGCACCAGCGAACACGAAGCTTCCGCAGCGCAGCACACAGTTTTCTGCTGGCTATGACTTTTACGCACCGACCGATATTCTTGTCCCAGCTGGCGGCGAAAGCGTACTCATTCCGCTAAACATCAAAGCTATTATGCCTGGTGATATGGTACTGATGCTGTTCATCCGCAGTAGTCTTGCGGTTAAGCTCAATTTATCGCTAGTTAACAGCGTAGGCATTATTGATAGCGATTATGCTAACAACCAGGACAATGACGGTAATATAGGTGTCAAGTTCAGAAACAACGGCTGCGAAAATATCATCATAAGAGAAGGCGAACGCTGCGCACAGGGAATCTTCGTTCGTTACTGCGTAACCTCGGACGATGAAGCAAGTGCTGTTCGTGGTGGCGGTTATGGCTCAACAGGACGCTAAGCTTTATCTTATTAGCTGGCGCAGTTTGTTTTCGGGCGAAGTTGATTTTCGTGAAAAAGTGTTAGCTGCTTCGCCTGAAGAAGCTATAAAGATAGCCAGCGAGGGAGAAAGTTCAGAATTTATTGAGCTGATGTATTACCCGGAAGCAAAAGAAATGTAGGGAGTGTGTAAAATGCCGAAAAAAGAAAAAAGCATTGAAGAACAAATCAAAGAAGAAACAGCTATGCTTATAGACAGTTTTTTGCGGTGGGAACATATCCGGACCTATGGATGCCAAGACCCTTTTTATCCTGACGGCGAAAACATGAATTTAATAAGGAATCATATAATTTACGGAAAAAGCAGACTTAAAGAGCTGTGCACTGATATTCCTTTACCAGCGCAATATTATATGCCGACACCCGAGGAAGTTGACGCAAACTATATGGCTGCCGACGGAAAGTATTACGATTACCGGATGAAAAAGTTTGCAGGATCATATCCCGGCATTACCGCTAAAACACCGAATGATATAAGCAACCAACAAGAATTATTTTAGAGGTGCTACATGAAAACACCATGCAGAGGATGCACAGAAAGAAAAATAGGCTGCCACGCTACTTGTAATGCTTTTAGCGAATGAAAAATCCAGCAGTGTAAAATACTGAAAGCCATGTATCTTGAAACGCTTTCACCTACAGCTGGAGCAGTTGCCAGACACGAAAAATGGATAAAGGAGCATAAATAATGAGTGCGTTTAAATCTCCATTTAGTTTTATCGGATTAAAAGATGATAAATACGTTATTATCAAAGAAGCACCGAAGAATTCAAAAGATAGCTTTACAATGCCGCTTCCTGAGGATAACGTAAATCATCCGAAACACTACACCAAAGGCGGTATTGAGTGTATAGATGCCCTAAAGGCTGCTACTGTTGGTAAAACAGGAATTGAAGCTGTCTGCGTTGCCAACATCATCAAATATTTATGGCGTTACGAAGAAAAAAACGGCGTAGAAGATTGCCTAAAAGCAAAGTGGTATCTTGAACGCCTTATCAAAGAACTTAAATAACAGAAGGGAGTAAGCGCATGGAAGATATGACTGTAAATGAGAATCAAAGCACGATAACCGTTCCGCTTGCGTATTTTGAAGAGCTTATAGAGCGTGTGGCAGAGCAGACCGCCAAAAAGACATCTAAAAAGCTGTGCGATGACCTGTACAGCAAAGAAGCACAGCGAAGGGATTTTGATAAGCGACTGTATAACGTGCGCTTACTGTTGAAGAATTACAGAAGCCTACAGGAACACGCTGCGTTAAAGACTAGTGAGATTGTCAATATCGACGATGAACAGATTTCTGCTATCGAGATTCTTGATTCATTCCAAAACATGAAGAGCATGGGAGCCAATGAGTTAAAGCTTGAAAGCATTATAAGCTCAACCATGCGAACAAAAGTGCTGATAAACTACATGGACGACATGATAGCACTTTACAAGCAGACCAGGTATAACAGCGGCAAGCAGGAAGATTTGCGCCGGGCAGATGTGCTTGACGTGCTGTTCCTTAAACCTTGTCCGCCGGAAGCGTATGTTACCGATATAGTAGCAAGTCTTGCGCAAAAATGGTCAGTAAGCGAAAGGCAGATATGGCGTGACACAAACGATGCCGTTGAGCAGCTAACCGCTTTACTGTTTGGCGTAGATGGCGTAAACCTGCTGGAAGATAAAAAGCGCAGAAGGGCAGCTCGCCTTGCCGAAGAAAAGAATATCGAAAAATAATAAGAAAAACTCACCTTTTATAAAGAAAACTCTTTACAGAAGGTGAGTTTTATAGTATAATATAAGTGTAGGGAAGATAGAGTAACCTACAAGAAAGGAAGTCGTAAAAATGACACAAGAAGAATTAAAATTAGCATTAAGGGAAGCAGTGCTAGTTTGGTGCGACCTTAAAAAAATTGCAGAAAAATTTCCTAAAAGTAGCGTTGCTAGAAATAAAGCACAACGAAAATTGAATGAAGTTCAAGAGCTTGAAAAGATGCTCAAAGAAATCACAGAAGCTAAATAAAAGCTGATGACAAGGGCGATAGCCCTTGTAAAGCTGGCAGGCAGACAGTTCAAACCCTGTGCCTAAAGCTTAAACTTTAAGGAGGACTTAAAAATGAATTATCAAGAAAAACAAGAAATGAAAAAGCTTGCCTGTAAATGTCTGGAAAAATACTTCGGCTTTGCTCCGGCGATGAAACAGATTGTTCTGCTTGAAAGTGCAAGCAATGGATATACAGTTGATTATCTTCTGTTCAGCATCGGTTATAACGGAAGAGAATTTCAGCTCAGAAGAACCTGTTCCTGGGGTAAAGACACTGTGGAATATAAATATTGCCGCTACGATGTTACCATGATTGAACAATAGAAAGGAGTCGAACAACATGAAATTAACTATTAACCAATGGAATAAGTTACTGGAGTTGGCAGAGCGCGATTATTGCCAAAAAAAGAAAACTTACGATGAAGGACGTAAGCTTTGGACATCACTAGGGCATGATGACTGGGAGATTGACGAAAAATATTTGCTCGTTGAAAAAGAGCGTAAGCAAGCTGCATATGAATTGTTACAAGCGTTAAAAACCCAAACAATTTAAAAGGTAGAGCTTTAAAAGCTGATGACAGGAGCGTAAGCTCCTGTAAAGCTACCAGGCAGAAGGTTCAAAGTCCTTGCCAATAGCTTTAGAAAGGAAGTCGATTTTATGAACTATGCAATTTTAATCAAAACTGTGGTTGATGCCAATGGCAAAACCAATTCTGTGGAGAAAGTACCAATGATGGAGGTATTCCCAACTATTTCCCTGGAATCTATGTACAAGCTTTGCGAATGCGAGCTGGTCGATATTAAGGATATGCCGCTTCAGTTAGTAGAATTTGACGGCGAGCTTGGAATCATCCCGGCAGTCACCTTGGTGTTCGATGAAGAATTTCTTCTGAAGAACGAAAAGCCGGTAGCCAATGAGCTGGCAAGTGCTATTTACGGTTACGGCCGCTTGCATGATCAGTGCCTGTGCGGTAATGTGCTACTGTGCTACACGAACGAGGAAGGCGACTGTATGCCGTTTAGTGAGAGTGAAGCAAACGCCGTTGTAAAGTGTTTGGCAAGAATCAACGAACACATTGGAGATATGGAATTTAAGGTTCAAAAACCAATGATGAAATTTATGACGTTTTAGGAGGGATACATAATGTTGAAATACAAAGATTACTCAACCTTAATCAACGAACAGCAAAAGGAATACGAAAGCTTTACCAAAGATAAACTGTTCTTTGCTTTTACCGAAGAACAGTTTAACGAAGGCATGAAAAGATTTGGTTTAGCTCCGGATGATACCGACAAGGTTTATCAAATCGGCTTCGGAGGATATATCCTTCGTGACCAGGCAAAGGCTCATAACGAATTGGTAAAACGCCTGAACATCGAAAAGAAGGAGCACATGAAAGATTTCGACTTCTTGAAATCAGCCTTTCATTATGAACTTGCTAACCATGAGTTTTGTATAACTTATGAGCTTGACGATACGCTGGATGCTCTGCTTTTGACTTATGAGCAAGTTAACTCTGACCCGGTTATGAAAAAAGCTTTACTTGAAGCAAAGAAAGAATATCTTAAGAATTGCGAAGATTGGATGTGATTAATGTGAGAACAAGACAGCTTATAAAGTATGTACTGATGCTGGAAACGCTCCCTCTTGCCGGAGATGAATACCATGAAATCATGGCAAATATTAAACGCCGCCAAAAGAGAATCGACGCACTGCGTGAAAAGCTGCTGATGCCAGCAAGCTGCTATCCCTACAAACAGGCATAAATAAAAGAACCGGCGTACACCGAAAGGTGTGCGCTGGAAAAAAGATTGGAGTAAAAGTTATGTGTAAAGTAGCAGAGAAAAGTTATAAAGAGTTATGCGAAGCGTTGCTCGGGCAGGAAGCTTATAAGGTTTCCGAATTAACGGCACAGAAATTGTATCGCCTGGAAGATACCGACGAGCTGAAAGCATATGGATTAGACAAACAGAAAGCAGAAGCGTTCCTGTGTGGTGTAGAGTTAGGCAAAAGAGCTTTCACCGAAACCAAAGCTGAGGAAAAAAGACACTGCTGTGATCCGCAAGATTTAGCTGAATTTATGATGCCAAAGTTGCGGTATTTAAATCATGAAGAATTTTGGGTAATTGCAGCAGACAGCAAGAACAGAATAATTGAGGCAAGGGCTATACTGAAAGGAACGCTGACTAACTGTTATGTTCATCCTAGAGAAATTTTCAAGTATGCCATCATGAAAAATGCTGCTGCAATCTTTGTAGCGCATAATCATCCTTCAGGTATTGCAACACCTAGTGCTGACGATAAAAAGTTAACCAGGGACATTGTAAAAGCCGGGGCAATAATGGGAATACCTTGCTATGATCATATCATTATAGGTGACGGCAGTTATTACAGTTTCCAGGAAGATGAACAAATGTAAGGAGGAAAGAAAAATGAACGCTTATGAAATTATGTACGTTATGCGCCCGGAGCAGGAAATAGTCGAGGATGTTATCTTGAAGTTCAATAACTTAATCGCTTCTAATGGTGGCGTAGTTGAAAAGACAGAACGCTGGGGAGAAAGAAGGATGCCTTACGTGATTCAGGACTACGAGAACGGTATTTATGTCCTAGTTACGTTTCATGCAAGTAAGAAGTGTGTGCTTGAACTTCACAGAGCAATGGAGATTACCGAAGAAGTACTCCGGCACATGATCATTAGAAAGGGGGTGTGCTAATATGACACCTTTTGATAAATTTAAGGAAACTGCTGCGCTGGTTAATCTTTGGATAACAGAAGAAAAACCTAAAATTGAAAGATTTGGCTGCCGAAACTGTTCGTCCGCTCATTCAACGCATGAAAGCTTTGACAGATTCTGTACGAACCAATACGGAATTTGTAACTGCTTGCCAAACTGGCGCACTCCGATAGCTCGCATTGATGAATGCCCTAAAAAGAATAATCCTAGAGCTGGTAAGCTCAGTTCTATTTGCAAAGTTAACACGGAGGTGTAAAATGGCTAATATTTGTTTCAACGATATTACAATGGTTGGAGATAAAATATTGCTGCAAAGGTTGCGAGATGATATTGAACGTTTCTTGGACGAAAATAATGGCAGCATTTATAGCTACGGCAATGAGCTTTACCCTGGCAGCAATTATGAAGGGTGGTTCGACGATGTTGGAGAAGTAACAAAAGCCAACGAAGAAGAATATTCCTTGCGGTTCACCGTAGACACCAAATGGACCCCGGCAATGGACTTTTTCGTAAGACTGGCAAAAGATAAAGGATTTAAACTTTTCTATGCTGCCGAAGAACCTGGCTGCGAGCTTTATCAAACCAATGATGTTAACGGAGAGTTCTACGATGAAAGATATGTCTTGTATTGCAGCTGGGGCGAAATAACCTATTATAGTTCAAAGGAAGATTTAGTTGACGGAATAGCGTTTATGTTCAAAAGACAAGGTTATAAGGTTTTCAACAAAGAAAGCGCAATGGAATGCAGCATAAAGGAACTTGAAAAAATCGGCAGAATATTCCTGGTAGACGGAACTAACACATGGTTTGACATAGGAGAATTTGAAATAGTTCCTACCGATGAGCAATAGAAAGGTAGTGGTTAACGTGAAAACATTGTATTTTGAAGGTGCTGGATGGGAAAAGGCAGAGCGCAGCATCAACACCATAGGCAACTGCCGTGTTAGAACAGCATTTCACCTCGATAACGGCAAGGGCGTTTATCTTGAAATTGTTTGCGGTGAAATGCTTGGCGAAAGAAAGAAACTTTATGGCGGCTTACAGTATGTAGGCTTCGTAGACTTCTTATTCTACATCACGGACGAAGAGCCGAACGATGACTGCAATAAGTATAAATTACCCGGTATGCGTAACACTCATTTTGCTTATGACTTCGATTCGATTCTTGATTTTGTGAATAGCCTGGGAGCGTCGTTTGATAAAATATGTGTGCTGCCAAACCTTGCCGGATACAGAGTACATTCAGATAATAGGGCAAAGCAATACAACTATGCTGATGAGTTTACGCTAGACTGGGAGGTTATAAAGAGAGCGAAAGAAATTCACGAATACTTTTACCAGCTGGAGCAATCAGAAGGCAAGAAGTTCCCTAACTTATCTCTGTACAATGACGAAGGCAACAAGACAAAGCTTTACTTGATCAGGCATTATAACGGCTATAATAAGAAATGGCTCATTGATGCGTCAAGCGATTCGTGGTTAAAAACGATGATTGAAGTATCTTAACAAAAAGCCTGCGGGAAATCTCGCAGGCAATATTTTTATAAAAGATTATATTGATTACATAAAGAGAACGCTGTATAATGATAAGAGATATAATAATTAAGGTGGTGCTACTATGTCAATAGAAAACAAAATCAAGGTATTAATCGCTTCAACAGGAAAAAACCAGGCTACATTAGCTAGGGAAATGGGCATTACGCCAATGTCCCTGAACTACAAGATTAAAAAATGCAAATCACTTAAGCTTCTGCTGGAGCTTGCAACTGCCTGTGACTTTGAGGTAGTTCTGCGCAAGCGTGACGGCAGTATTGAGTATGAGGTAACTAGAGAAGATTTAGAAGAAAACTAACATTTCATAAAGAAAACTCTTTACAAAAGCAGAGAAATACAGTATAATATAATTGTAGGGAAGATAGAAAGCCTACAAGAAAGGAAGTCGGTTATAATGCTGGAAAAGAAAATTGCTGCTTTAAAAAATATGAGTAAATAAGATAAGAAAGTGCAGAGCTAAAAATGGATGAGCCTTTAAACAAACTGCTAGATAAGTATATAGATGCTTATAGCAAAGGCGAGGATAGCTTAAGAGCGTTTTGGGAGTATGTTATAAGCATTGGAGCTTATGAGCAGATGCGCCAGCTTGCTGTATACCAGGATGTTATTTTTAGCTACAAGAAAGACCAGGCAAAGCCTTCCTGCAATGGTTACTGCGAAAAAGTCTACACAGCCGAAGATGTAGAGTTTGCCCGGACACAAATAGAGCACCTTTTAAAATCATGTCAGTAAGGTGTCATTTACAAGGCAATTAAAGGAATGATATAATTAAGATGCAACAGTTGGATGATAAACCCTTCTCCTAAAATATGTTGTGTACTCAAAAAGCCGCCTACAAATGTAGACGGTTTTTTAAATATATAAAATATAACCGATGTTTTATAAAGAAAACTCTTTACAAAAATAGTATAATGTAGTATAATATAAGTGTAGGGAAGATAAAGTACCTACTAAATAAAGAGTAAAGGAAGTCGGTTAAAATGAAAAATATTTTTGAAGAAGCTTATCAAAAGGAACTCCAAGCAATCGCTGCGTTTGATGCAGCAAAAAATGACGAAGAAAAGGAAAAAGCCAGAGAGCTTCATAATGAAACCTTTGGTCAAATAGGTAATATGGGAGAATTTGCTGTTCACATTTGGCGCGAATATCAAAGCTCCAGAGAACATGGCAATCTCAACCTTGACCTTTGCGAAATCGTTTGGGACCATCAAGTACCTGAAATAGTGGCTTGCATGAAAGCAAACGGAATTGAAAGTTTTACCTTTTCAGGTACCTACACAGAAGCAATTAGAACTGCTTGGCTGTTCCAGCAAGAAGGTTGCGTTCTTGAAGGATTTGCTGAAATCAACAGCAAATATACCGATGCTTATGGAGATAGCTTAAAAGTTCCTGCGTTGCAGTTTAGAGTAAAATAAAAGAAAGACGGTACAAAAAAAGTACCGTCTTTTTTGTAATTATTCTTGAAAAAACACTTTACAAATAAACAAAAATGTAGTATAATATAAGTATAGAAAGGAGGTACAAAACGTGGATCAGAATTTGAAAGATGCTGCTGAAACGGTTTCGCTTATATTAAGTTCCGTATTAACGGCTCTCCAAATACAGGAGAAGTTAAAGAAAAAGCAGCAAAAAAAGAAGCCCCCAGTAAATCGCAAGAGCAAAAAGCGTAAATAAAGAGGGCCGCAGGTAGGACGAGCAATCGTCCTCCTGCCTATATTCTACCACGTTTTAACAAAAATGAAAATACTAATTTGGTTGTTCACTATTGGCATTGTAGTCGAAGCAGTAAGAAATTTTCCTCAAATGAGCCTGCATGAATGGGTACTGTGGGCGCATGGCCTGGCTAGTGGAATTGTAATGTTGTATTGGTGGATAAGTAGGAGTTAACATGGAAAGTAAAAAATGGGGCGGTGTTCGTGAGGGAGCAGGCAGACCGAAAGGAAAGACTGCTGCTGGTGAACGCAAGGGACGCAATATTAGAGCGTTCGATGATGAATGGGAGCTTATAAAGCAGTTCGCAAAAATCGTCAAAACTGACCGTCAGCGAGCGGAAGAACTGCTAAAATTATTATAGTTTTATTGGACAGTGTAATAAAGCACTGTCCTTTTTTATTGCAAAAAAATGGAGGTATATCATGGATTTAAGAAGCAAAATTACATTAATGGCGTTGGCAGACATTACGCCTTATGAAAACAATCCAAGAAACAACGAAGAAGCTGTTGAGAAGGTTGCTAACTCTATTAAGGAGTTTGGCTTTAATCAGCCTATTGTAGTGGATAAAGATAATGTTATTATTGTTGGTCATACACGCTATCTTGCGGCTCAGGAGTTAGGTTTAACTGAAGCTCCGGTAATTGTTGCCGGGAACTTATCAGATGAGCAAGCAAAAGCTTATCGCCTGGCAGATAATAAAACCGGAGAGCTTGCTGGTTGGGATTTTGAAAAGCTGGCGTTAGAGCTGGAACAAATTGAAAGCTTAGACATGAGTGAATTTGGTTTTGAAAAAGGTGCGGATATAAAATGGGACGATGTTCCAGAATTAGATGCGGAATCATACGAAGAGCCGAGCAAAGAAAAACTTGAGTGCCCAAAGTGCCATCATATCGCAGGAAAGGAGTTCTTTAAAAAGGTGAAAGAATGAAAATTTTCTTGTCTTCGCTAGAAAATGGAATGCCATTAAAAGATTCTTGGCTGCAAAACATCAAAAATATGCCGTTTCGGATGAAGTATAATTTGGTGTCATATTACTACTCGCGGCGAGGAAAAGCTTTAGAAAGAGCCACCTTTATTCGTGATAACAGCGAATTGCTTTTAGTAGATAGCGGCGCTCATAGTTTTCAAAAAGGATTAAAGGTAGATTGGGAAAAGTATACAGATGAATATGCAGAATTTATAAAGGTGTTTGACAGACCGAATGTTTTAGGATTTTTTGAAATGGATATAGATGTTATTGTTGGTTATCCTAGAGTTCTTTTATTGCGTAAAAAGCTGCTAAAAGTATCAGATAAAATTATTCCTGTTTGGCATAAAGGTAGAGGAATCGAAGAATTCAATAAAATGTGCCAACAATTTCATGGGAAAATAGTTGCTATATCTGGTTTCAAAAATGAAGATATTCGTGACGAGCAATACCTAATGTTTTTGAAAAGAGCCAAAAAGTATGGTTGCAAGATGCACTGCTTAGGAATGACACGAAGAAAAATACTAGATAAGGTACCGTTCGACTATGTTGATAGCAGCTCTTGGAGACAACGAATGATTTTTGCGAGAATTGGAAATAAAAAAGTAGATAGCGATTGGATGCGGCTCAAACAAAACAGGGATTTAGTAGAGTTAGAAAATTACAAAGATGGGTTAGCAATGCAGATAGAATATGAAGATAAGTGGAGGCATATGAAATGAGAAAAAAAAACGAATTACAAGGAGTAACTTCGTTAGGAAGTAAAAAAACCATATATGAGCAAAATTATAATCCTGCTCTTCTTGAAAAATTTTTAAATAAACATCCAGAACATGATTATATGATTAACCTGCATTGTCCAGAATTTACAAGCTTATGCCCGAAAACAGGACAACCAGATTTTGCGACTATTATTATTAATTATATACCAAGAAATTATTTAGTTGAAAGTAAATCACTTAAATTATATCTTTTCAGCTTTAGAAACAATGGGGATTTTCATGAAGATTGTATAAATATGATTATGAAAGATTTAAATAATCTGCTTGACCCAAAATATATTGAGGTATATGGTCTATTCAATCCGCGAGGTGGCATAAGCATCAAGCCTTTTGCCAACACTGGCGACAATAAAAGATTTGTTGAAAAACGAAGAGGAGAATATATAAATGGAATCAAATAAAAAAGCGGTCGTTTTATTAAGTGGCGGTGTAGACAGCACTACTTGTTTAGTTGTTGCGGTTAAAAAATATGGCGCAGAAAAAGTTTTAGCTTTATCTGCTTTTTATGGGCAAAGACATAAAAAAGAAATTGAAAGTGCAAGAAAAGTTGCTGCTTTTTATGGCGTAGAGCATAAAGAAGCAGATTTGTCGTTGGCGTTTTCTATGAGCGATTGTCCGTTACTGGCTAAAAGCACGCATAACATTAAGCATGAATCTTATGCAGAGCAATTAAAAGAGTTAGGCGGCGAGGGTACTGTTGATACCTATGTGCCTTTTAGAAATGGCTTATTACTTTCTTATGCGGCGGCGGTGGCTGTAAGCGTTGGCGCAGAAGCTATTTATTATGGCGCACACGCAGACGATGCAGCAGGACGAGCATATCCAGATTGTACGCCAGATTTCGCTAATTATATGAACAAGGCAATTTTTGAGGGCAGCGGACGAACCGCTCATCTTGAAGCACCGCTTATCAACCTAAACAAAGCTGGCGTTGTTAAACTTGGATTAGAGCTGGGCACACCATATCAATTCACATGGAGCTGCTACGAGGGTGGAGAAAAACCTTGTGGAACTTGCGGTACGTGTATTGACCGCGCAACAGCATTTGCGGCTAACGGCGTGAAAGACCCTGCATCGGAGGAGTAAAATGTATACAGTAACAAAGCGACTAGAAATTTCAGCAGCACATAACCTTGCACTGGACTACGAAAGCAAATGCAAAAACCTACATGGGCATAATTGGATTATTTACGTAACGTGTCAAAGCAAAGAATTAAATGCGAATGGCATGGTAGTGGATTTTAAGCATATCAAAAATATTGTTGCGGATGCGCTAGACCATCAATACATCAATGATGTTATTAAGTGCAATCCTACGGCAGAAAATATTGCTCGTTGGATTTGCGAAAAAGTTCCGCACTGCATCAAAGTATCAGTACAGGAAAGCGAAGGGAATGTTGCAGTGTATGAAGTATAATGTGGTGGAAATTTTTAAAAGCATTGAGGGCGAAGGAAAGCGAACTGGCTATCCTGCTGTATTTGTTCGTTTGGCTGGCTGTAACCTACGTTGTAGCTATTGCGACACTCCTTATGCTCAAACAGCAAGCGATGCTACCGAATGTCTTAATGAACGCGAGCTTGTGGATAAGATAAGCGAGTATAATTGTAGCCGTGTAACGATTACAGGCGGTGAGCCTTTATTACACGATCTGCGACCGTTACTTAACCTGCTTTACGCAGCAGATTACGAAGTCAACATTGAAACCAATGGTGCTGTGCCGCTTTATCCGCAAAGAATCGGCAAAATGTTTTATACCTTAGATTATAAATGCGGCACATCCGGTGAGTCTAAAAAAATGCTCATGAGTAACTACTATTTGCTTAATAGAAATGACGTTGTAAAGTTTGTCGTAGGTAGCAAAGAAGATTTTAAGGATGTAGACCGAGTGATAGCTTATTGTAAGAAAATAGGATGTAAACCTAAATTTTATATTTCACCTATATGGGGAGCAATAGAGCTAGCGGAGCTTGTAGAGTACGCAAAACAAAAAGACGATTTATGCGTACAGGTGCAGCTTCATAAAATTATTTGGGATAAAGATAAGAGAGGCGTATAACATGGACGCTAAAAAGTTAGAACAAGCCGCAAGGCTTATTATTGAGGGCATCGGTGAAAACCCAAACCGAGAGGGACTTCTTGAAACTCCTAAACGGTTCGCGAAAATGTTAATGGAGCAATTAGAGTACGCAAGTGTCAGCAACGATGAAATCGCAAAGAAATTTAACAAGTGTTTTTCCTGCGATAACGATGATATGGTGGTGTTAAAAGGCATTAACTGCTTTTCTTATTGCGAGCATCATATCGCACTTATGTATAACATGACTGTTGATGTAGGCTATATCCCTAACGGCAAAGTTATTGGCATTAGCAAGATTGCACGTATTGCTGACGCAGTAACAAAACGTCTGCAAATCCAAGAACGTATCGGCAAGGAAATTCGTGACATTCTTACTAAAATTTTAGGCACAGAAGATGTCATTGTAGTTATTCAAGGCGAACACTCCTGCATGACTGCTAGAGGAATTAAAAAGCCAGGAGTAAAAACAAAGACTGCTTCATGTGGTGGACAATTCTTGGTAAACGCCGAACTGCGAAAAGAATTTTACCTTGTAGACAACAAATAAAATCTAAAGAAAGGACAGGTGTTTTAATGTGCCAGCACGAGGAAATGTTAGCAATTTAAGGCCTGTCCGAAGCAAGGATGAAGCAAGAAAAAGAGGAACTGTTGGTGGCAAAAAATCTGGCGAAATAAGACGGGCAAAAAAGAACTTACAGCAAATAGCAAAAACGATACTTGAATCGCAAGTACACGACGATAAAGCAAAAAGCTTTTTACACGCTTTCGGCTTGGATGAGCAAGATCAAAACTATCAAGCCTTAATGATAGCAAAGCTACTTAACAAGGCTTTAAAAGAAACCGACGTTAACGCAATTCGCACTCTTGCTACATTGGCAGGAGTCGACGGAGGTATATTGTCGTTAGCAGAAGATGCAAGCGTTGAAACAATAGACGCTTACCAATCTATCTACATTCCAAATAACGGCAGAGATACATTTGAGCCGCTGTATCTAACTCCGCAACCGGGACCGCAAACAGCTTTCATGTGTTCTTCTGCTGATATTGTAATTTATGGTGGAGCGGCTGGCGGCGGAAAAACCTTTGCGCTTCTCCTGGAAGGTCTAAGGCATAAAGACATAGCAGGATTTAGCGGCGTTGTATTTCGAAAAAACTACACTCAAATTACGGCTTCGGGCGGTTTATGGGATGCTGCTAACAAAATATATGGGCAAGTACAAGGAGCAAAACCCAAGAAAACTCCAAAACTACATTGGTTTTTTAGTCCCAGCGGAGCAAGAATTCATTTTGCGCATTTGGAGCGTGACGAAGATTTACAAGGCTGGCAAGGCTCAGAAATCTGCTATCTAGCATTTGACGAGCTGACGCATTTTAGCCGACACCAATTTTTGTATATGCTTTCTCGTAACCGTTCAACGTGCGGTATTCGTCCTTATGTAAGAGCAACCTGCAACCCTGACAGTGATAGCTGGGTTGCTGATTTTATTTCTTGGTGGATTAATCAAGACACAGGTTATCCAATCTATGAGCGCAGCGGTGTTGTACGATATATGTGCGTGTTAAATGATACAATTTATTGGGGTAGCAATCCGCATGAACTCGCAAAGGAACACGGCGTAAATGTTGAAGAATGTAAGTCTGTTACTTTTATAGCGTCAAAACTGACAGACAACAAGGTTTTAATGGCTAAAGACCCGTCATACATGGCGAACCTTAAAGCGTTGGCAGAAATTGACAAGGAACGTCTGTTGTATGGCAACTGGAAAATCCGTCCTGCTGCTGGTATGTACTTTAAAACAGAAAACTTCACTTTTGTTGATGCTGTACCAAAAAATATCGTTGCTTATGCACGTTCCTGGGACTTGGCAGCAACAGAACCCACGCCACTCAATCCAGACCCCGACGCAACAGCAGGCGTGTTAATGGGACTGCTTGACAATGGCAGAGTAATCGTCCTTGATGTAAAACGCAAGCAGATAAAGGCGAATGACGCTAGGAATCTTCTGCGCAACATGGCAGCAATAGACCAGGGTAAATATAAATTTGTACAAATCACGATACCGCAAGACCCAGGACAGGCAGGCAAGGCGCAAGCTCAAAGTCTTGTATCGATGCTGGCAGGTTACTCGGTGGAGATTGTATCACCGACAGGCAGCAAAGAGGTTCGTGCTACTCCATTTGCTTCACAGGTACAGGCAGGAAACGTCCTTGTCCTTAAAGGTGAATGGAATGATATGTATCTGTCAGAACTTGAATCGTTCCCGGAAAGCAAGCATGATGATATGGTGGATGCGTCAAGTGATGCGTTTAACAAGCTCATGAATTCACGCAGCTGGGGCGGCTTAACGAGCTAGGAGGAATAATGGTAAAAAGAAAAGATAATTCAATTCGTGCAGACAGCGGATTTAAAGATGCTTTTATTGCACGTAAAGCTCGCAATTATGAAGGTCTGTTAAATGAGCGAAAGCTCACAGACCAGGCTTTGGCTACAATGTACAGAAATGCTCTTGTGCGTAGAATTGTTACAATGGCTGCCGATGATGCTATGAAGAATTTTATAGAAATCGAAGGCGATTCTGACGATTGTATCTTGCAGGAACTTGAAACGCTGTTTGTTCAGGAAAAGCTTACAGAAGCTTTATATTGGGACAGACTGTTCGGTATGTCTTGTGCTCTTATCCTTGCTGACGATGGGCAGGAATTAAGCGAGCCTATTAATATCAACCGTTTACGCAGGATTAACGGATTAGAAATTTTTGACAAGCGAGATATTTACCCGGACACAACCTCAATTTATCTTGATACAGATATTCGAGATGCGAACTTTGGTAAGCCGGAGTTTTACATGATTTCGCCACCAAACGGAAATCAGTTTAAAGTGCACAGAAGCAGACTGCTTATTTTTGACGGCGAAATGCTGCCGAAGATAGAGCGTGTTGCTAATAATGGTGCTGGCTTATCATGTATGGATGGTGTTCCGGCTGCGCTAAACCGTGTAAAAACTGCAATGAATAAAACAATCGACATAATGGACAAGGTTAGCACGTCGCTGTTAAAGCTTGAAGGCTTAAGCAATTTGCTGGCAAGAGAGGACGGTACGCAAGCTGTTATTCGGCGGTTAGAACTGATAGACTACTCACGCAGAATTAATGGAAGTGTAGCCGTTGACAAGGAAGATGAATACGGCATTTTCAACATTCCGCTCACAGGCTTGACGGATATTATTCAAGAGTTTGAGCAGGCTTTATGCGCTGTTACCGGGTATCCGTTTACTGTATTGTTTGGGCGTTCTCCAGCTGGCATGAACAGCACAGGCAAGAGTGATTTGCAGATTTACTACGATACAGTCAGACGTATTCAACGCAGGAAAATTCGTCCTGCGTTAGAATATCTTGTAAGACTTATTCAGCTTGCAAAGGAAGGACCTACCAACGGCAAAGAGCTTGAAAAGTGGAGCATTAAGTTTAAGGCAATCGAACCGCTAAATGATCTGGAACAAGCCAATGTTGACAAGACACAGGCAGAAGTAAGAGCTGCCGTTGTTAAGCTTGTTTTTGACCTGGTCGATAATCAACTGTTAGACGCAACGCAAGCACGCCAATACCTTAAAGAGCGTGGGGATATTCCAGTTACAGAAAGTGAGCTGGATTTAGATGATGAAGAAACAGAAGAAATCGATACGCTACCTTAAAGTAAAGAAGCGTCCGAAATATCCAAAGAATTTTGAGCGTGATTATTATCGCGTCCTCAGAGCCGTTGTAAGACGTTTAAAAAGTGCCACGAATAACAATATACCTATGCTGGCATATTCGTTGCGCCAGGACGATGACAGCACTGTTACAGATGCTTTCGTTCAGGCGATACTTGTCGAGCTTTTAAAGAGCATGACTATCGAGGATGCTATAAGCGAATTAGAGCTTATTCTTGCTGGCGTGTCCAGCGTTGTTGATGCTAATGTTATTAGTGCTTTTGCAGAAGCAGTCAGCGTTGATGTGTTTCTAAATGATTCAGCCTTACTTGATACAGTAAAAGCGGAATGGAAAGCGCAGCAGAGCAGGCTTGTGGACAGCATAGTAAATACCTACATCGAAAAACTGCAAATTATTGTTAGCAATGCTGTTCAGCGTGGCACTGCTATGAGTGAAGTTAAAGAAGAAATCAAGGTGCTGCTTAACACTACCGACAAGCGGGCGAAATTTATCGCAAGGAACGAGGTAGGCAATCTGAACGGCATTATAACAATGCGTAGGCAGGTTGATTGCGGTATAAGCGTGTACCAATGGTCATCGTCACATGATGAACGTGTAAGACCTTCTCATGCTGAGATGGATGGGAAATACTTCTATTGGAACAGCGACAAGGTTGGTGAAATTAACGGCATCAAGGTTTATCCTTCTCCGAAATATCATCCGTGTATGGATTATAACTGCCGTTGCGTAGCATTACCTGTTATTGACCTGGAGCAATGGAACATGACAACAGCAGTTCCAATGGGTAGGGTGGATGTAAAGAAAAGTAAAGAATTAAGTTAGAAGGCATATGTAATTTGTCGCATATGCTTTTTATATACCCCAAAATAAGGAGGTGAATTTTTTGGGAAGTGTACAACGATATGAACGCATTGATTCATGGATGTTTGTTAGCGGTGCAGTTACTGACGCTGACGGCTTCTTGCGTGATTCTCCGATTGTGGCACGTACTGGCATCTATATCTACCAACAGCCAGACGGGACTATTAGACGAGAGTACAGACCGCCGGAGGAAGTGTTTGATACTGACAGTGAAGCAAGTTTTGTCGGCAAGCCTATTGTGGTAGGACATCCTGCCAGCGGCATTGTAAACAGTGATACCGCACAAGATTTAGCCATTGGCACGATTTTGTCCAGCGGTTATCCGAAGGACGAAACAAATATTGCCTGTGACATTGTTATCCATAATCCCTCTGCTGTCGGCGAAAAGCGTGGCTTGTCTTTAGGCTACAGAGTGGATATTGAAGAAACTTCAGGCACTACGCCGGACGGACAGCAATATGATGCTATCCAACGCAACATTCGTATCAATCATTTAGCCGTTGTTGATAGGGCGCGTGCCGGAGCAAAAGCACGGCTTAATCTTGACGGTGACGAAATTATCGAAGGAGTAGAAATGAAAATGAAAATTAAAATTGATTCTGTTGATTTTGAAGTTGACGAGAAAATTGCCAACTACGTCAACTCTTTGCAAAGCAAAGAAGAAAACGCTCGTGTAAAGCTTGATACTGCTAACACTGAGCTTAAAACTGTAAAAGAACAAAATACCACTCTTAAAGCTGATGCTGACGCTTTGAAAGCTAAAGCTGATGCAATGACCGCAGAACGTGATGCTTTGAAAGCTAAAGTTGATGCTGCTGACGCTGAAAAAGAGAAAGCTGTAAAAGAGGCTGTTGAAGCTGTGAAGGCTGATATGCAGGAACGTGCGGAGCTGGAAGAAACCGCTAAAATTGCTAAGGTTGAAAAAACCGATGGCTTGACCAACGCTGAGTTAAAAGAAGGCATTGTTAAAGCTGCATTTGGTGAAAGCTTTAAGCTTGACGGTGTATCCGAAGCTTATATTAACGGAGCATATTCTGCTGCGAAAGAGATGCTTCGCAATGATAACGCAAAAAATCAAGCCTTAAAAGCTAAAGGCGGTGCTGAAAAGCAAGAAACTAAGAATGATTCTGCTAACGATGCACGTAGCCGCATGATTGCACGTATGCGCGGCGAAGAATAAGAAAGAGGTGAATACAATGGCAATTACTAATTATGCATTAACCATGGACAAAGCTTTTGCTGGTGCGCTGTATGATTTGTCCTCTCATACTGTAGATTCCTTTGCTGTTGAAGAAACTGACGGTATTGGTGCTGCTTGCGCCGTTATCCGTGGTACTGACGCAGAACATCAGGTGAAATCTCCGTCCGCATCCGGTGACGGTGCGAAAGTTATCGGCGTTACTCTGCATACTCATATTGAGCCGCCGGAAGCTGGCAAGAAGTATTATCCGCAAAACTACACTGTTCCTGTTGTAACCAAAGGCCGTGTATGGGTAACTACCGGAGGTGCGGTTAACGCAGGCGACGAAGCTCATTTGAAGCTTGCTGACGGCACTTTTGTTAAAGACACTGTTGCTGCTGGCACTATTGAAGCTCTTGGCTGCGGTGCTAAATTTATCACTTCCTGCGATAAAGCAGGCTTGGCAGTTATCGAAATTGGTTGATTAGAAAAGAAGAGGTGAAATAGTAATGACTCAAATGCACTATGATGAATTAGACCTGAATGTTATTGAGCGTTGCGACGGCTTGCGCAAAGACGCAGGCGATACTATTTTTGTCGCAAAAGAACTCGAAGCTGTAAAGGCAAAGACCTATGACCAGAAATTCGCTAATCTGAATGCGCTTAAACTGTTTGACATGTCCTCTGATGTTGACCCCGGCGCTGACACTATCAGCTATCAGTCCTTGGGTTCTGTCGGCATGGCAAAGACTATCGCCAACTATGCAACTGACTTTACCCGTGTAGATGTGCTGGCCGAAGAACACATTGCTAAAGTTATTGCTGGCGGTGCAGCATACGGCTATACCATGCAGGACTTGCGCCGTGCTGCTATGGCAAGAAAACCGTTGACCGCTCGCAAGGCTATTGCTGTTCGCCGTGCTCTCGACGAATATATTAACCGCATTGCTTTTCATGGTGATGCAAAATATGGCGTTGTTGGTATCCTGGACAATCCGAACATTGGTAACTATACCGTTCCCGGTGACGGCTCCGGTTCTTCTACTAAATTCAAAGATAAAACCGCTGTTCAGATTCTGCGTGATATGAACGGCATTATTAATTCTGTTAGCAAGCAGACTAATGACGTAGAAAATCCTAATACCTTGGTACTGCCGCCAGATCAATACAACTACATTGCTTCCACACCTTATTCTGATGTAGTCGCAGATTCCATCCTGTCTGTGTTTAAACGCAATAACCCGGATGTAACTGTATTGAAAGCCAACGAGCTGGCTGGCGCAGGTGTAGGCGGCTTGGATATGATGATTGCATACGTTAAGGACGCAGACCATCAAACCTTGGAAGTTCCGCTGCCGTTCACTCAGCACACTATTCAGCAAAAAGGCTTGGAATTTGAAGTTCCTTGCGAGGTTCGTACCGCTGGCGTGTTGATTTACTATCCGCTGTCCATGAACAAGGCTTCTGGCATCTAATCTGACTATATACTGCCCTTTCGCATGAGAGGGCATTTTCTTTTTTAGGAGGAAAATGAATGAAAGTTAAAAACATCTCTAAAGCTGTAATTAATATCGACGGTAAATATATCATGCCTGATCAGTGCGGCATCGTTGGTGATGAATGGGGCGAAAACCTTATTGTAAAAGCTTACATTAAAGAGCAAATGATTACTGTTGAGAAAGGCAATGCCAAAGAAGCAAATGTTGATGATATGACAGCAGACCTTGCAGGACTTTCCGCTGAATCCAGCAAGCGTTCTTTGACTGCTTTCGCTAAGAAGTACAATATTAATGTAGAGGGTGCAGAAACAGCTGAAGATATTTATTCCGTTATTTTTGCTTTTGTAAACATGGCAAAGAAAAATGTTAACGGAAACTAAAGATAAAATAAAGCAAGCTTTTTCTGTTATCTGCCCCGAACTTCTTCTTACTGATGAAGAAATAGAAGTCTACATTAATCTTGTTTCGCCTATGCTGTCAGAAAGTGTTTTTGGCAATATGTATATCACAGCATTTGCTTATCTTATGGCTCATCACGTTGTCCTGCGTCAGCTTATTGCGCAGCATGGAGAAAACGGCTCGGCTGATGTTGGTATCACAGGCTCTGTAACGTCGGAAAAAGAAGGCGACTTGCAGCGTTCATATGGTGACAGGTCGGCTTCTTTCGATATGCTGGACAAGACATACTACGGCATTGAATTTAAACGTCTGCGCTCTATGTACGTTGTTCCGATAGTGACAAGATTGGATAATGCGTTATGAGTAGAGTAGAGGATAAAGATTTAGGGTTAAACCGCATCATACGAACGCTAAACAAAGACCTAGACGGCGTTGTGGTTAAGGTTGGTGTACAAGCTAAGGATAAAGCTGTAAGGCGAGGAAAAGGCGGTAGCATTCGTAACACAGACCAGCCGTTGGCTGTTATTGCAGCGATACATGAATTTGGGCTGGGCGATATGCCACAACGCTCGTTCCTGCGTTCTGCGTATGACGAAAATCTGCCCATGATTGACAAAATGATTCAACATGTTGCCAATGGTGCTGTATTTGGATTAGGAACAAACGCTGCTCTTAATCAGTTGGGCAATGTTGTGCAAGGTATGGTTCAAAGAAAAATTGTCGACGGACCATTTACTCCGAACTCTCCTGCGACAATAAAGCGCAAAAAAAGCTCCAGACCATTAATCGATACCGGGCATCTGCGACAATCAATCCGCTATGTCATTGAAAGAAAAGGTGGTAATCATGAGTAGTTTTCGCAAGCTGATAACTGTCCTGCGTTACAACGGCAGTCCTGAACTGCTTGCCAACGGAACATATATTTATCCTACACCTCAAGAATTTAACGTGTTAGCAAGTGTGCAGCCGCTTAAAGCTAACGAAATGATGTTACTTCCTGAAGGTAGCAGGACGGCGAGAGCTGTAAAAATCTATACCGACAAGGAACTTTTTGTTGATGACCAACGCACGAACACAATGGCTGACCGCTTTAAATGGCGTGGAAAGCTTTTTGAAGTAGTTGCCAGTGATATTTTTCAAAGTGATGTTATCAACCATTATCGTGCCTATGCAGTAGAGGTGAGCGAATTTTGAAAGAAGCCAATACTCGTACTGACGTGCTAAATTTTTTTATTTCAGTATTGCAAAAAATATATTATCCGATTCCGATTCGCAGAGCAAAAATGAAACCTCCGGCTGTAAATGAATTAAACATCGTCGTTGACCTTCTGGCTGAACGCAGTATAGGGAACGAAGTTGTTTTTTTATCTAAAACAGCACAGTACAGCAATGCTGGTATCATTGAAGCGACTTTAAACATACAAGCTATCGGCGATGGTGCTGTTGAACTTCTGTCGAAGCTTAAACTTTATCTCGAAATGCCAGATATGATTAACTTGTATAATTCTGCAAATGTGGCTATAAACAGTGTCGAGCAAGTGCAAGACATTACAACTTCATTGGATGGCAGGACGTGGCAGGAACGAGCGTCGGTTGATTTGACTGTTTCGTACTGCCGCGAGCTGCTTAGCCAGGGTGCAGAATGGTTTAACAAATTAGAAATAAACGGCACTACGAATAACGGCAAGGATAAAGAAGAACGCCCTGCTGTAGATGGTGAAATTGTAAAAGTTGAAATCATGGGAGAATTAGAAAATTAAGGAGATGAAAATATGGCAAATATCGACAGATTAGTCAATGTGCAGATTGCTTTGAATACTACAGGTATTTCATCCAATGGCTTTAATACACTGATGATTGTATCTGCACATGAGCACGCTGCTCCGGCGTATGTATTGACCATTACGGACGCTGACCAGCTTTTAGATTTAGGGTGGAACGCTGATGATGCTGTGTATAAAGCTGCATTACAGGCTTTTAGCCAGATTCCGCATTATGAGAAAGTTAAAATCGGCAGAATGAACTCTGATAGCTCCGCTGCTGATAACATGAATAAGATTTGTGCTGTTGACAACGATTGGTATGGCTTGTGCTATGTTGACCGCACATCTGCAAAAATCATGGAAATGGCAGAATGGGTTGAAGCTCATACAAAACTGTATGGCACATCTGTTGCCGAAGCTGATGCATTGCAAGCTGGCGTTGCAACAGATACAGGCAGCAAACTGAAAGCGAAAAATTATTATCGCACTTTTATTTTTTATCATAAGGAAGCAGAAAAGGAATTTCCCGAAGCTGCTGTAATGTCCAGATGCTTTACTGTATATCCTGGCGGTGAAACATGGGCAAACAAAAAGCTTTCCGGCATTACAAACGATGATTTAACCGAAACAGAATATCTTGCATTGACTGCCAAAAACTACAACACCTTTGAAAACTTCTCGGAGAATGTCAGCATTACTCAAAATGGTAAGACCTGCGCTGGTGAATGGATTGACGTTATCCGTTTCCGTGACTGGCTTGTCGAAACTATTAAAACAGAAGAATTTGCAATGCTTATTAATCGTGAGAAATTGCCGTACACTGATGCTGGCATTGCGCTTGTCGAAGGTGTGCTGAACAAAGTGTTAAAGCTTGGTCAAGACCGTGGCGGTATCGCTCCGACTGAATATGATGATGATGGCAATAGAAATCTTGGCTACACCATTACAGTTCCTAAAGCTGCTAATATTAGCGCAAACAAGAAAGCGCAAAGAGTTCTTGACGATGTAAAGTTTACTGCTCGTCTGGCAGGTGCTATCCATGCTGTCAGCATTAAAGGTTCTTTGACATATGAGAATCTTATTCAGAAAGCTTAAAGGAGGGTAACAAATGGCAAGAGTAAAAACATACGACCCGAAGAAAGTTAAGGTACTGTTCGGCTCTCTTATCTTAACAGGCGTTGACGAAGGTACTTTTATTAATATCGAAACGCAAGGTGACGGAATTTCCGCTATTGTCGGCTGTGACCAGGAAATTGTCCGCAGTATTGACCCGTCCTCTGTCTTAAAGCAAATCACTGTTACTCTGTTGCAGTCCAGCTCCAGCAATGCAGCATTAAGCTTGATTCAAGATGCAGACAATCAAAACGGCGCTGGCTTGCTGCCGTTAACTATTAAAGATTTGAGCGGTGACAGCGTTATGGTTAGCGATCAAGCATGGATTGTAAAAAAGCCAAACTTTCAACGTGGTAAATCTGCTTCTGACGGAAAATGTGAGTGGGTTTTTATGGCTGTTGTTCCCGATGAAGCATTTTTAGTTGGCGGTCACAGCTAAGAGGTAAAAAATGAGACAAGCAAAGTTTGAAGTAAAGAACAGAAAAATCGGTGCGAACACCTTTTATGTTCGTGCTCTTCCGCCGTTGCAAGGCTTGAAACTGTATGGTGACTTACAGAAAGCTATTACCGCCGCTTTAAAAGGCGGTTTAACATCTAACAGCGAAACGGAAGATATGAAAGAAGCATTATTAGGTGCTCAAATCAATATCGGTGCTATCCTTGCGCAGTTGGGCGAAAGCTTTAATGGCGAAGTGCTAGCACAGTTCTCTGAACGTCTGCTTGATGCTGAATACATCAGTGTTAAGATTAAGGGCGAAGAAGAAGCTATTATGCTGACAGAAGATGTTATCAATGAGCTTTTTACTGGTAAGCTTGTTGAACTGCTTAAGCTTGAAAAATTTATTATTGAGGTAAACTTTGGAGATTTTTTCGCTTTAATTCCCAACCTCTCTGGAGTCCGCGAGATGTTGGTGAGCAAGTAGAAATTCCCGGCACCTTATCACCAACGCTAACCGCTGAATCTTTTATTTGGCGGCCAGTGTTGGCTAAGGTAGTTACTGTTACGGAGATAAAAGAAGGTACTGTTACATTAAGCGATTTATGTAAAATAAACGCTCTGCTTGACATGCAGAGTGATGTACAAAGATATTATCTTGACCACCCTAAAAAGAAAGGAGCTGATGCGCCGTGGACGTAAGAAGTTTAGCTATTGCGATTGGCTTCAAAGTAAATAACTCAAATGTTAAGCAAGTAGAGCAGACAACCAAAAAAGTTAAAACAGGCCTTGAACGTGTTGGCGATTCTGCTGATAAAGCTGGCAATAAAGTAGACAGTTTGTTTTCGAAGTTAAGCGGTCTTGCTATGTTCGCTGGCGTTTCGCTAACTCTTGGAAGTATCGTTAAAACGATTGACGAATGGAAGGTTATTGAAGGTCAGGTAAATAACGTAACCAAAAGCCAGCAGGAATCAAAAGCTGTTCAGAAAGAAATTTACAACATTGCCAGCCGTACTCGTCAGCAATATAAGTCTACAGCTGAGCTTTTTACGTCTGTTGGACGTAATGCGCAGGAGCTGAAGAAAAGCACTAAAGACATCCTGTTGTTTACAGAGGATGTTTCAAACGCAATGTTGCTCGGTGGCGGTTCTGCTGCATCCCAGGAAGCTGCGCTTGTACAGTTAGGACAGGCGTTGGGTTCTGGCACATTACGTGGTGATGAATTGAACTCCATTATGGAGCAAGCACCTAGACTTGCCAAAGCTATTGCCGAAGGCATGGGCACTACAATCGGACAGTTAAGGCAGATGGGCAGTGAAGGCAAATTAACTGCACAGGATGTTTTTAATGCTATTCGCGGACAATCTGACCGCTTAAAAATGGAGTTAGGTAAAATGCCTTGGACAGTTGGCCAGGCAACAAACAAGATGCAAAATGCGCTTGGAAAGTTTTTCAAAGAATTTGAAGATAAGACGGGCATAGTTGATGGCATAGCGAAACGCATGGCAAAATTTGCAGACTACATCGAGAACATTAACCTTGATAACTTTATTTCTGGGTTGCAAATTGCAGCGATTTATGCAGGCATTCTTTTCGGCATGGCAAAATGGAGCAGTTTTGTAATGATGCTCGGAACTGCTGTGAAGTGGATTGTTGCTATACGAGATGCTTTATTCTTGGCAACCGGGGCGCAAATAGCATTCAACAGCCAAACACGAAGGGGAGCGGCTATGCAGATGCTGTTAATGGGTAAATTCCTTCTGATTGCAGCTGCGATTGCTCTTGTTGTTTTGCTTATACAGGATTTTTATAAGTGGGTAACTGACCCGAAGGCAGACACCATGATGAAACGCTGGTTTGGAGATTTTGAACCTATAAAAAATAAATTCATAGACTTTAAAGACAGTGTTATTCAATGGTTTAGCGATATTGGAACAGCTATCGCTTTTGTGCCTAAGCTTATCTATGAGTTATTTAAATTGGCGTTTGAAGGCATTTGGAGTTTAACTTCTTGGCTGTGGGAAGGAATAGGCAATGCTTTTGTTTCCGGACTTGCTGCAATAGGCTATGTTATAGCTGGAGTTATTATGCTGTTTGTTAACGCTTTCAAGTTTATACAAGATAGTTTGACAGTTTTGGCCACATTCTTTGCTGATACCATAAATTCGGGATGGCAGCTAATAACCGGCTTCTTTGACAATATGATTAAATGGGTAAAAGACGCTATTAAGTGGGTTGACAACTTAATCAGCAAGCTGAACATCATGCAAGGCGTGAAAGATTTTGTGAACAGCAATATTATTGACCCTATTTCTAATTTTGGCAGCACTGCCGTAAACCGCTTGTTAGGCAATCCGACTACTACAAACACTTCATCTAGTATTTCCAATAGTGGTAACACGACGAATTATATCCAGGTTACAACTGCTAGCACTTCCCCGGAAGCAACAGCAGCTGCGGTAGGCAATGTTGTTAGTCGCAAAAACGGCTTGCCAGTTGCTAACTACTTTCCTTTAAGCGAGGTATAGTAATATGCTTGCAGATATTTTAGGATACAACATTAAAAATCCTACGCAGGTTGGTTCTTTAAAGGTTGATATAGTAAAATCTTTTGAATACACCTATGATCAGGATGTAACAGGACACCCGGTAGAAACAGGTTTTGAAATTGCGGACCATATTGTCAACAAGCCTTTGAAACTGACAATGACCGTCGGCATTTCGTCTACCCCTGTAACGTGGTTCTATAAGAATGGGTGGGGAGAAAAGAAATTTGCTAACGGTTTACAACTTTTAGAGGAAATCAGAGATAAAAAGGAGCCTGTAACTATCATTCGTCCTGAAAAGAAGTACGACAACATGGTTATGACTTCTTGCCGAGTAAGCAAGCAGGATTCGTCAAAAAGCATTATTTATGCTGACTTAGCTTTTCAGCAGATTGTTAAGGTAATAACGCAGACAACAACGATACCGGAGAATGTCGTTACTGCGTCGCAGGAAGAAAATGCAGGAGAAACAGCGGCGAACGCAGGCGCAGCAAAAACATCTTCTGTTGACGTTGGCGGAGGTTCTGCTAACATTCCTGGCAGTAACAGTTCTGGTGGTATTAGTGATTCTCTAGGAAGCGAAACCTCAACAAATAAAAGCTGGCTTGCTGGTGGAGTAGATAATATTAAAAGCGGATTAGGCTTGCTGTTTTAGGAGGTAACATGATTACGATTAATTTTGCCGATGGCAATGATGTTGTTTTTAGCGTTCCTTTTGACGGCAAGAAATATAAAGTAAGAATGTGCTGGAATCATGAAGGGCAATTCTGGGCATTGCATCTTTGGGACGCTAATAACAATGTAATTCTTGCTAACGCTTGCGTTGTGCCGAAATTCCCCTTGTTGATGAATCATCATAAAAGTAATGCTCCGAGGGGAGAATTACTTGTCTTAACAGACAAAGAAAGTGTCGGCAGAGATGATTTTCAAAGCGGAGCAGCGACACTCGTGTATTGCACGGAAGATGAATTTTATGGAGGTTAGCTATGGCACAGTTTGACCGCATCTATAAAATTACTCTAGGCGTACAAGGTTCTGACGGCGTGGTTATTGAAGCGAAGGCGAAAGAACAGGGATTGGAGATTGAATTTGACATTGCTAAGAGCCTTGCCAAACAAAGCAATTCCTGCTCGCTAAAAATTTACAACTTGTCGAAAGCGACTGCTGACAAATTGGAAAGAGCAGATACAATCTGTATCCTTGAAGTAGGATACAGCGAGGACGCTGGATTGAAAAGAATTTTTATCGGCTGGGTAACTGACTGTTATTCCTACATGAGCGGTTCTGACAAGGTTACGGAGATGAAGCTTTATGATGGACACGTTGCTATTCGTGATAGCATCGTATCTTTGTCTTATGCTAAAGATGTTAGCAGGAAGAAAGCTATTGACGATGTGGCAGCAGATATGGGACTTGTAGTAACGTATGCTGATGATTGTGAATTTGCGACGTTTGCCAATGGATTCTCTTTTGTCGGCGCAGGACGTGAGTGTCTTGATAAAGTGTGTGCCGGTACTGATTTGGAATGGAGTATTCAAAACAACACCTTGCAGATTATTAAGCAAGGCGGTAATACCAATGTACAAGCTATTAAGCTTGCACCCGAAAGCGGATTAATTGGTTTTGTTGAAAAACTTCTTAGAGGTCCAACAAAAGCTGCAAAACAAAAAACAAGCAATACCCAACCGAAAAGGGACAAAAAAGCAGGCTGGAATGTTAAATGCCTTTTACAGCCCGTATTAAACCCTGGAGATTTGGTCTACATTGATTCGCAGGAAATAAAAGGCTGGTTCAAAATAGAAAGTTTAAAGCATAACGGCTCGTATAGCGGACAGAATTGGTATACGGAGCTTGAAGTGTATGAGATTGTACCGAAGGAGTGATTATATATGAGCCTTGATGCAACAGCAGATACGCTGGAAGGATTGGAAAATCTTATGCAGCAAAAAATAGGCAACATTCACACCTGCTTGCCTGGAACAATCTTGTCATTTGATGCTTCTACTTGCCTTGCCAGTGTAAAGTCAACGCTAAAGAAATACACCGCTGATGATAGGGTTCTTGAATATCCTGTTATCGACGGTGTTCCTGTTTTTATGCCCCACGCAGGAGCGGCACAGATTACTTATCCGGTTAAAACAGGAGATAGCTGCTTGATTGTATTTTCTGAACGTAGTATTGATGAATGGTTAGGCGCAGGGAGTGACGACAACCACGACCCACGGCAATATGATTTGACCGACGGCTTTTGTTTTGTCGGCATGATGCCCTCGCAGTCAATTTCTGCTGATAACGTGGAAGTTATTAATGGCAGCACAAAGATTAGCCTTACGCCTGGTAACACGATAAACATTGTGGGTAACATCAACGTGCAAGGGACAATCACTTGCACAGGAGATGTACAAGGTGGCGGTATCAGTCTTATCGGTCACACTCATTCTTATCATCATGGAACTACGAGTTCGTCACAGTAAAGGAGGGACGCTATGAAGAAAGAAGATGTTTTGAGAGCTTATGAGGAACAAAAAGCGGCTTGCATTGTGGCGTTCCCTACACTAACAGGCTCGTGGACGTATTTTGTCCAACTTGAAAAAGCTATTGATAGCTATTTTAGTGATGTCGCTAGCGTGTCTGATTCTGTTCGTGCTGTTATTCGTGGTGCTTATGTATCGCAGACAAAAGCTGCGTTAAAGTGCAAAGATGATGAAAAGTACGGCATTGAATACAATGCTGATGTAGGCAGGATTGATTTAACGCCGTATTGGTATGCGTGGGGATGGCTAAAAGAAAATCTTGCCGATAAAATCAAATACACTACATCTGAAACATCGGCACAGGCAGAAGGCAGTGTTGGCGAAAAGATTGTTGATGCTGAACAGCCTGAGCTTGATACTGTTATTAAAGATATTTTGACAGCTAGGGTTACTGAAGCTACGCAGATTAATGATTATGCTGAATCGTTCTGGCAAGGTAACAGCAAGATGGATTTTATCTGCCTTGTAGAGGATAGAGGTAATGTTGTAAAAACACCCGATAAGAAAGCGATTGTTAAAAAACTTTATCTTGATTGTGGCTTACTTACACAAATTCAAGAGAACGGCTTGGATATATATGTTCCTAGTTATTTAGGAGGTGTCAGCAATGCTTGACCTTGCTTTAAACGCAAAGACACATGATCTTGCACTTAATGGAGATGTAATGTTTATTGATGATGTTGAGCGTGTAGCACAGCAGATAAAAATACAGTTGCTTACTTTTCTTGGCGAATGGTTTTTAGACGTTACGCATGGCGTACCTTATCTCGAATATGTGCTTGTAAAAAATCCTAATTTTACGCTGATTAGAGAGCTTTTCCGTGAGCAGATTTTAAAGGTTGACGGAGTGAGTAATTTAGTCAGCATTGATATTGATTTTGAATCTGCTACACGAAAAATGTTATTAAGCTATGAAGCAGAAACTAAATACGGCATGATTGTAAGGAAGGAGGTTTTAGGCTATGGAGTACGGAGTAACAGTTAATGGTTTTGTTAGAAAGCGTTTGCCGGAGATTCGTGAAGATATTTTTAAAAGCTTGGAGCAAAATTTAGGCTCAACAGTTAGCCGTCAGCCTAACAGCATGATAGGCGTTCTCGTTGGCGTGTATGCTGCTGAACTTGACAGAATGTGGCAACTTTTAGAGCGTGATTATTATGACCGCTCGCCGATTAGTGCCAGCGAAGGCAGTTTAGATAATACGCTTGCTTACACCAATGTGCAGCGCAAGAAAGCTCAGGCAAGCTATCTCTATGCTGTATGTTATGGACGCAGCGGAATGGTTCTGCCTGCTAACTGCCAGATTAAAGATGCTTCCGGCTACAAATGGAATATCATTGAAGAAAGTACAATCGCTCTTAATGATTGTGTGCATGTAACGCTAGAAGTTGAAACGCCAACTAAAGGAAAGGTTTACAGCGTGCAATTTGATAATGATGCAGTTATAAAATACACGGCACAGGAAAATGATACTGCGTTGATTGTCGCTGTTGCCTTGGCTTCTCAGAGTGTTCCTAAATGGCAAGGCAGTATTGTTGAAGGCAAACTGGTTTTTGAACGCACAGACAGGCGATATGGAGCTGTCGTTGTGCCTAACGAATCATTTATGGTTACGCAGGTCGGCAGTCCTATTCGTTTTGATTGTGAGGAATACGGAGAAATTGAACCTTTGCTAAACAGCGTAAATTATATTAACACAAATTATGACGGCTGGTTTTCTGTTAGCAACGAATCTGAAACATATGTAGGCCGCGACTATGAAACAGCATCAGAAGTCCGTCAGCGTTATGCGTCTGCTGTATTCAGAAACAGCATAGGAATGAAAGAAAGCATTAAGGCTGCGTTGCTTGAATTGCAGGATGTTACCAGCGTAACAATTTATGAGAACCGCACTGATGAAACGGTTGATGGTTTAAAACCTCATTCCTTCCAGGCTATTGTTTTCGGTGGCGATGAAGAAGCTATTGCTCGCACTATCTTGAATGTTGCACCTTTAGGTATTGATACAAATGGCGATATTTGCGTTCGCATTGAGGACAGTGAGGGTGCAGCGCAAGATGTATGCTTTAGCCGTCCGCATGAGGTGCAGATTTATGTCAAGGTTATTATTAAAGAATATAATGAAGAAATTTTACCCGGTGATGCAATCGACAAAATTAAAAATATCGTTTTTGAACAGATTAGCAAGCTGTCAATGGGCAATGATGTTATTTATCAGCGTTTGCTTGGTCCTATTTACAGCGGCGTTGACGGCATTAGCTATATTGAGTGCAGCGTGTCTAAAGATGGTCAAACGTATAAACAGGAAAATATTTCGATTGAACGCAATGAGCTGGCAGTAACAAAGCTTGCTAATGTTGCTGTAGCTTTGGAGTTGTAACCATGACTACAAGCGAAAGAATGTATAACCATTTGTTAAGTCAGTTTCGCAACAAGCCTAACATTAAAGCTTTTCTTAATGCCGTCGGAAACGAACTCGACAGCATAGATAAAGTAAGGGAGCAGATAAGGACGCAGATATGGCCAGATACGGCAGTTGGTAAGCAGCTTGATATTTGCGGTGAAGTTGCAGATATTTCGCGCCGTGTTGAAAATGCTATTGCAATGGATTTTTTTGGTTTTCCTGATCATGGCAACATGGGATTCGGGCAAGCTCCGTTTAGACGTATGTATGATAATTATCTTACATCCAGCGACTTAAACGACCGTTATTACCGTCTTGCTGTTATCTCGAAGATTGAGAAAAATACGACAGACTGCTCTCGCGTTAGCACTATACACAGCATAAAGAATGTTTTTAACGTTCAACGTATTTCCGCTGTAAATGCCGGAAACGCAAAAATGCGCATAGGAATAGGGCGTTTGGTAACAAGTCAAGAAAGCCGTTTGATTGATGCACTGAACCTTATTATCCGTGGCGCAGGTATCGGCGTGATTTATGTCTATTCTTTTGATGCTGCAAATACGTTCGGCTTTAGTAGAAGCGGAGAAAATCCCTATAGGTTTAAAGGTTTTAACCAAGGAACATTTGCAAGGATTATAAAAGTGAAAGGGGGACTTGTTGAATAATGGTAATGAAACAGCCTACTTTTGATTTGATTTTTGGTAGTAGCGCAAGCGTTGGTGAGATGATTGATTCTTGGCCTGAGCTTGATTACCTGCGTGGTTGGGGTTATCTTGACAAAGGAGAAGCGCCGCCGCTTGAATACTTTAACAAACTACAGAATGTCAGCGATTTAAAAAGCCAGTACCTTTTTAACAGTCTAAACATCAGAAAGAACAATACATCTTATGTTAATGGTGACATTGTATTGTCACCTAACTTGCCTAAAAGTCTTGTCTTAGCATGTACTGTTGGCGGTGACACGGCTGTGAGTGAGCCAGATTTTCGAGAAGCTGTGCTTGGAGCAACTTATACTGATGGCTCAGTGACATGGGAGGTTATTCCGAGGGCGTACAAATTAAAGACGGCAACCGAAGCTGAGATTCAGAATCTGATTACAAAGGAGCTGGCATAATGGCTAACTTACAAAAATTAATTGATCTTGACGGATTAAACTATTTTTTAGGACAAATTAAAGCGAAATTTGTTCGTTCGGTTAATGGCGTAAAACCCGATTCTAAAGGAAATATTAATATTGCTAACATGACAGGAGCGACATATAACAGTTCTGGTAGAGCTGGACTTGTACCAATTCCAGCAGCAGGAAAGCAGGATATGGCGTTATGCGGAGATGCTACATATAAAGTTTTGCCTATCACTGGTGGTGGTACGGGTGCTACCAATGCTGTTACTGCAAGAGCTAATTTAGGTATCGACGCAGCTATTGCGGAAGCAAAAACAGTTTTGAAGGTGTGGTGACACTATGTTTATAGCAATCTATAAAGGTGAAATGTGTCTAGCCAAACATGGTGGCAAGGATTGTTGTTTCGCTTACCAAAAAAGCACCTATGCCCATCTTACCATAAAACTTCCTAATGGTAGTGTTTTGGCAAGTAAAACCGTAAAAATTAATGGCACAAATTATTCCACTGATTCAAGCGGTAGAATTGCTCTGCTTGGAAATTATGGTGATGTATTGAAATGCAACTTTAGCTATGATTATGGTTCAGATACGTACATCGGAACAGCAGAAATTGTATTTGGCATCAATTATACTATTAACCTAGTGCTTAACACTGTTACCTTAACTGTTCGGCGTTACGAAACACGCTACCAAACTCTTACCACTATTTACAACGGCAGAATCTATAATAATGAGGTAACTTTAAAAGTTGTTAAAGGTTCAAGTGTAAGGGTATACAGTGGAGGTAATTGGGACTATACAGGTTCTATTATAGTCAACGGCACAGATAGTGGTAAAACAGATTACACCTTTACAGTGATTACAGATACCACTGTAACTACTTCTCAACCATATGATGATTCTAGTTGTGGAAGTGAAGGTGGCTGTGGTGGAGGTGAAGGTTAATGGCTGATATAACACAAATACGACATATGTATTTAATGCTCGGTACTTCTTGCAATATGACCTGTAGACACTGTAGCCAAATTCCTGTTAAAGGTAAGAAAGTACAAAAGCAGGAATGTTCTGTTGCCGTATTAAACTTCATTAAGCAATGGGATAACGAACGAACTAGACCTAAAACATTATGGTTTTGGGGAGGTGAGCCGCTGTTATATTTAAAAACAATCAAGGGTATTGTAGAACAGCTAAAGGGTACGGACATAAGGTTTGGTATATTTACCAACGGACTGTTGCTAACCGAAGAAGTCGTCGGGTATTTAAATGAGCATGACTTTTTGGTGATTATGAGTTATGACGCTCCTAATCCTGTAGCAGTACGGAGCAAAGCACCTAGTGAAGAAAACATTAAATGTTTTTTGTCTATCAAGGACAGAATAATCAACATGGTTTTCAGTGCGATAAATGACGATATAGAAGCAGGATTAAAAGTCATTCAATCAAAATTTCCCAATACTCCAATGAGCATTGGAATTATGCAAGTAATGAGCGATATTCCCGAAGATACATACGATTATAAGGATAATGCAATTAGGGACAATATTTTCAAAATGGCTAAAGCAGTAAAGGACGGGAATGACCCATACGGAAGCTGTTGGAAGTTACTAGGACGTTTAATTAAGCGTTGGAGAGGGTTTAACAAAACAAGATGGTTGGAAGAGCCTTATCCACCCTGTCTTTCTGGATTAATAATATTCTCTGTTGACTTAAACGGTAATGTTTTCTCGTGTCATAATGCAGGTGTAGTCGCTGGAAAAATCACAGAGCCATACGAAAACTTAGTGAAAAAGCAACTTCAAATGTGGAAACGCTTACAACCGACAAGATGTAGGACGTGTGAACATTTAGATATTTGCCACAGCCGTTGTCCTGTAGCTATGAAAACCAATGATGGTGGAGAGTATGTACAATGTAAATTCATGCGTGAATTATGGCGTGCCGTAAAAGATGCGGCAACAGAATATGATTTATAGGAGGTAAACTATGGTTACACAAACACCCTTAAATATTATTAATGTCTTTCCTAGTGAAGCAAGCTATGAGAGCAACAAAGGAAGTTTAGGTGCAAATGAAATTTCTTTAGTTTCAGGAGTAGGTGTTATTTTAGAATCATACACTTCTGGCAAATCTTGGTATAAAAAATACTCTAACGGTTGGGTAGAACAGGGCGGGACATTTACATCACTGTATGACCAAGCTGTTACGTTAATTGTTCCTATGAAGGATACCAACTATACTATCCTGACTTCAAAAACAAACTATGGGTCTGCTGTTGTTATTATAACTACAGTAACTACTACATCATTTAATGTTCTTGGACGTGGTCAAGGTGGTTCGGGATTTGGTGAAAATGTATCAGGATATTGGTATGTTGCCGGATGGGGGAGTAAATAAAATGATAGGAACTAAGTTTTTTAAAGAGAATTTTGATGGCAAAAATTATGCAGATGCTGCTAAATGGTGTAATGCCAATGGCGCAACTATTGAGGATAAAGGTGAATACTACGAGGTAGTAGAAATTCCTGCTCAAACATTTAACGAATTTAAAACTATAAAGCTTACACAAATTGACGAATGGACAGCAGCGAAAATAACAGGAGGTTTTGTCAGCAGTGCCAGCGGAGAACCTGTGCGTTACGACAGCGATTTAGAAACGCAGGTTACTATGCAAGGTATTGCCCTTAACGTAAATTCGGAACAGTTTACCGAAAAATATCCTAACGGCTGCCCGGTGCGTGGCTATAAAGACGGAGAAGAAGAAAAGAGAATTCAATATCTTAATGCCAGCCAGGTATTACAGTGGATGGCTGACTTAAGCATACATATAGGAGATTGTAAACAAGCAGGCTGGAAAAAACAGGCTGAAGTAGAATCTTGCAAAACTGTTTTTGAACTCAACAATATAGAATTGTAAGAGGTTAAAACAATGCAAATTAAAATTATTATAAAAACACAACGCCTTACTTTAAGCAGCAATAAAATTGTGTGTGGAACTAATAATTTTATTGAATGTTTGTTTGATTTTCAGTCTTCTGACTGGACCGAACTTGAAAAATGGGCATTATTTAAGGATGGGCAAAATACCTATGAAATGTATATCCAAGATAACAAATGTATCATTCCTGCCCAATGCATTTCTGATCAAGGCGAAGTTATTATGTCTGTTGTTGGACGAAACAACGGTAAGAATATAACGGCAACAGCAGAAGACAAATTGTTACTTATCTCCGGTCGAGCTTTTGACAATCCTGACGAAGAACGATTAACGCCGACTTATCTGGAAGAAGTTCTTGGCAAAGTACGCGATGAGAGCTTAAAGGCCGCTACAAGCGAAGCCAACGCCGCTCAGAGCGCACAGGAAGCAGCAGGCAGTGCGGCAGCAGCATTACAGTCCGAAAAGAACGCTAAGGCGAGCGAACAAGCTTCTGAAGCCAGCAAGAACGCGGCGGCGCAGAGTGAAGCCAACAGCAAAACTAGCGAGAATGCGGCTAAGGGCTATGCTGATGATGCAGCGGAAGTAGAGATATTCCGACCATCAGTGAGTTGTTGGCAGAACTGCTGAAATTGGAGTGGTGAGGTGTTTTATGATTGAATCAACTGTACAAACTGTAATAAATATTATTGTCGGTGCTGTTATTTCTTATCTTTTTGCCTTGTACTGTGCGAAGAAGAAGGAAAACAATGCTTTAAAAGCAGGTCTACAAGCCTTGCTGAGAGACAGAATTATCCAGGCGTATAATCACTACGTCCAGGATAAAGGCTGGATACCAATCTATGCAAAAGAAAGCATTGATGCCTGCTACAAAAGTTATGAAGCGCTGGGCGATAATGGCGTGATCGACAATCTTATGCAACAGATTAATGAATTACAGAACTATCCGCCGAAGAACAGAGGTGAAGAAGATGCGTAAATTAATTAACATGTTAAAGAAGAATGATAATGCTTATAGCGTGGGCAGAATCTGTGCCGTTATAGGCTTTGCCGTTTGGGTATTGGTTACTTTATGGCTTGCCTTTTTTGCCAAGACCTGGGGCAACTACGAAAGCTGCACGCTGGGCATGGTAGCGTTGCTGCTTGTGCAGCTGGGCAACAAGGCCATTGAAACGAGAGCTTTTAAAATTTCAAGTGAAGAAGTTAACAAAACAACTAAAATGTGAAATTAAGAAGTGAAATTAAAGGAGTGATAATAATGATTATTACAGGTATGGCGCACTTTGAGAGTGTATGCAAAAACAAATTAGTTGAATGGTACAACCATAATAGCAAAGAGCAAATTACGCTTGAGAATGTGTTTGTGGTTTGGGCGTGCAAGACGTTGCAGAACTACAAGGCGTTGTTATCAACGACCGTTAGCGGTGACGGTATTTATGCTGAGTATACATACAACGGCGACAAGCAAGAAATGTATGAGGATGTATACAAAAAAGCTTCTAACCGTTGCTTAAAAAGCGAGTGAGGTGATAGCTATGGACTGGAACAAAAGTCTTGCAAGAGAAATCGCAAAAGGTTTAATTAGCACAGGCATTGAAGGCAGCTATGACAGCGTAGCAAAGTCTACCGCCTACGCTTATCCGTCAATCGGTGTCAGCCAATGGGAGGGCAACAGAGCCGATGAGCTTTTGAGAGCTATTCCCGGCGGTGAAGAATTTATTGGCAGAACCTATATTGATATTAAGGCAAGCGGCGAACTGCCGATGCTTAAAGAGTTGTTAAGAAGCGACGCAGGGCAGCAGGCGCAATTAGATCAGTTGTCACGTGACTGCCTGCAATATGTAGAGGTGCTTCAGCAAGTTCCAACGTTGGATGATACACGCTGCTTGATTTATGCTGGCATGTGGTGCCCGACTAGCACTTATGTTGTAAAGCGTTTCTTGGAGAATCGTTTTGATCGTGTCGACCTGCGCAGCCTGGAAGCGTTGAACAAACTGTTTGAAAACTATTATTGGATTGCTGCCGATGTTGGCGAACTGTATAGAGCAGGTTATGCCAACAGAGCACGTACTACTTATGAGTATGTTGCTGGTATTGATTTAACCACGCCATACGGCGTTCCTGCTTATGGATATGCTGGCAACGGAAGATAGGGAGGAATGCAAAATGGAAAAGTATATTGGCTGTAAATGTGTAGAAGCTGAACCGTGTAAAGCATGGAAAGAAATGGGCAGCCACAAAGTTGGGGAAGATGGCTATAAGGTTGTTTATCCAGACGGCTATGTTAGTTGGTCTCCGAAAGATGTTTTTGAAACTGTATATGTTAAGACTCCAATGACTATTCCGCAGACATACTTGAATGAACAGACGTGCCAAATTGTTGGAATGTTTTTATCCATGAAGTCATTGGAAGCAGCTTTTGGAAAGAAGATGATTTAAAGCTCATGCTTTAGATACAGTCACCGACAAGAGGTTTAGTTATTCCCTCTCCTATACGTGTAGCATTTTCTGTATTTTTTTGCGTAATAGTCGGTGACACATTTTACAATGATTGGAGGTGATACAATGGAAGAACTGAAAGCATTTGTTATTGACAAGAAATTTGTTGTTGGTTTAGTTGCAGGTTTTGTACTGGGTGCGTTGCATCATTATTTTGCACTCTAAAATCATTCTGAATATCTATCTTACAAGTAGGCTATAATTTTACGGTTTTGAACAAAAAATCCACACAAATTGCATCGCCTATGAGCGTTTTAAAATTAGTGCCGCTTATGATTTATCGTGTCGACATCTAAAATCGCTTGTAGGCGAAATTTGTGCATCTGACGCGATTTATTATGTGTGACAAATATAAGCATTTCTACGAGGTAATAATGGAGAATGAGAAAACAAGAAAAATCAAAATCATTGCTGCTTTTGTTGCTGGCGTGTGTGTCGCTAGTAGTATTTTCTATGCCGCTAACCGCTTCGGCTGGTTCACCCCGGTATTCGGACGAGCCAATGGAGTACGTTCTGACGGAGCAACAATATCAGAAGTTAAACAACAACTTGACGGAGCTAAAAACAATCAACGAGAATTACAAAAAACTGCTGATGCAATCGAAGGGGCAGTTGGGAACATCCGACAAGAAGCTGGCGGAGCTAGAGAAGAAATCGGAAGAGCTGAACAGTCTTTGTCTGACGCTGAAAATCAAAGTCAAAGAGCAGGAGAGCTTATTGACGAGTGCCAATCAATCCTTAGCAGAGCTAGAAAAAGAGTACAATCTAAAACAGAAGCGCATTAAAAAACAGCGCAACATAGCCTACGTTATAGCAGGATGTGCGCTTTATGCTGCAATGAAGAATTAAGGTAAAGTTTGTCTTTCCTTATTTTGTTGCAAAAAAAATTCCCTTGTGTTATAATTATATCGTCAATAAAACCTTCATGTTTAAAACTGTTGATTGGTGGATTTCATTCGACATCCGTTAAAGCGTTCTGTATAAAGCAGGACGCTTTTATTTTGCTTAAATTATTTAGTGACTGACTGTTTGTTGATGTGATATAATATATCAAAAAGATATATTATATGAGGTGATAGGATGAATGATAACGAAAATGTTAAGCAGGAAGTTTTGCCTGCTGGCATGATAACAATGTTGTTTGCTGAAAACAAAAGAATTATTGATAAGCAGTTTTATATCATGGCCGGAATGTTGTTCGCTAACATTGGTCTGATTGCGCTGCTTGCTTATGTTTTGAAAAGGTGATTTAATGAAAGAACTGCAAAAGAGCGTAAGAGCCTGGCTGACAGAAAGTTCCAGACGCTCATTTTATGCAGTGCTTCAAGAAGCGAAAATAACGCCTAGACAAATGCAAATCTGTGAGATGAAATTTGTTGAAGGCAAGATGAATTATCAAATCGCAATGGAGCTAAACATCTCCACTAAAACTGTTGACCGAGAAATAAGCACTGCTTACAAAGCTATTAATCGAGTGCTAATGTGATAATACAGCCATCTAAAAGGTTACATTTTGTAACAGTTTAGATGGCTGTATTTTTTTTGCCTATTTTTAGTTAATGTCTGTTTTTGTAGGCTTTTTTGTCTGTATTTTTAGGGATTGTTTACATTATGCTCATTTAAAATATAGGTGAGGTGATAAGAATGTACGGACAATATGGACCTTATAACCCTTATGCCGGGGCGACACAGCAAATGCAGCAAAGGTTGAATTACTTGCAGCAACAGCAACAAATGTATCAACCTGCATATCAGCAATCTATGCAGCAAGCTCCTTCGCAGCTAAAAGGAAGGATAGTTACAAGCATTGATGAAGCTAAAGCAGCTCAGGTTGACCTTGACGGAAGCAGTACATATTTCCCGGCTCCTGCTGAAGGAAAGGTTTATGAAAAGCTTATAGGCATGGACGGCTTACCTGTATTTAGGGTATATACCTTGCAGGAAAGCGGAGGGCAAAAACAACCTGTATATGCTGACAATAATGTTGTTATAGCCTTGCAACGAAGAATCGAAAAGCTCGAAGAGCAGATTGGAGGAATGACAAATGATGAACATATTCCAGATGATGCAGATGGTACAGCAAGCAGGAAATCCAATGGGACTAATGCAGCAGTTCGCAGGACAAAATCCACTAATGAGTAGAGCAATGCAGATGGGGCAAGGCAAGTCACCTGAACAGATTCAAAATATTGTAAGGAATCTTGCCAAACAAAAAGGCATGAACGATGAACAGCTTAATCAGTTTTTAAATCAATTTGGCTTAAAGCTTCAATAGGCGCGCAATGAAGCTTTGCATATATTTCTCGGAGGTGAAAAAACATGGAAGGTACAAACATTGTCCCTGTAATGGACATGAATCGAAACAATGGTTATGGTGACTGCTGGGGTGGCGGTATGTGGTTTATGTGGATTATCGTTCTTTTCGCTCTTATGGGCGGCTGGGGCGGTAATTGGAATAACCGTGGCAATATGGGTGCAGAAATTTTTGCGAATGGCAGCATGACTCGTGATCAGATTGCAGACCAATTTTCTATGCAGGATATAAAAGACGGTATCCGCGGCGTTCAGAATGGCTTGTGTGATGGCTTCTACGCTCAGAACAGCACTATGCTGAATGGTTTTAACGGTGTTCAGCGAGACATTATGCAGACTGGTTATCAGCTCGGCAGCGAGATTGCACAAAATCGTTTCGCCGCTCAGCAATGCTGCTGCGAGCAAAAACAAGCTATTGCTTCTCTTGGCTACGAAACTAACCGCAATATTGACGCAGTACGTTACGAAAATGCACAAAATACTTGCGCTATCGTAAACGCCGTAAAAGAGGACGGCGAAAAGACTAGGGCAATTATGGTAGCTAATCAGATTCAAGATTTGAGAGATAAGCTTGCCGATAGAGATAGGGATTTGCAGACAGCTAATTTCCATTTATCTCAACAGGCACAGAGTGCAACCCTTATCGGTACACTTAGACCTTATCCTCAACCTGCTTATATTACGTCTAGTCCGTATCAAAGTGTCGCTGCCAATGTAGCTGGTGCTTGTGGCTGCGCTTATAATGTAGGCTAAAAATAAGTTATGTGCATTAACTGCACTGTATTAGGGACGGTGCAAGCCGTCCCTATTGCTTTAAAAAACGATAAAATTTAAAGGTATCAAGAAAATACCTTGATTGCGTAAAGAGGTGAAAATAAATGATTTGCTACGAAAAATCTTCTTTGAACGCTGCGGCTGTTGCTGCTCAGTCTGTTGCAGCTAATGCTTTTGTTAGCTTTCCCATAAATAATCTTTTGACTGGCGTTGCTATTAAGCATCCTGCTGGAAGCTCTAGTGTTAGCCTTATTCGTGGTTTATACCTTGTCAGTGTAAATGCTGATGTTGTTCCTGCTGCTGCTGGCAATGTTGGCTTGCAGCTTCTGAGTACCACGGAAAGCACATCTTCTGTTATTAATGGTGCGGAAAGCATTGTTACTGGTGTTGCTGACACAGCTGTGAATATTTCCTTTACCACGTTGGTTCGTGTGCGTCCGTCCTGCTGCGCTGTGAATAATACAACTAGTTTGCAGGTACAGGCAACGGCAGCGGCAACAATTAACAGGGCAGCTATTAGCGTGGTTAAGCTTGCGTAAGGAGGTGTGGTTATGCACTCCTACAAAGATTATTGGAACAAGATTATAGGTGACGACACAAAAGAGAGAGCAATGGAAGAAATTGTTTGCAGTGCTCTCGAAAAGCTTAAAATGCACTGTCCAGACCTTTTTTATCGCACGTTATATGACCTGCACTGCGTTGCTTATGGTCCGCATTTTGATGAAGCACTTGCAAAGCTTGCTGTCAGCAAGATGCAGAACACCGATGGCACTAATGGTGAGCATTGGACTTATGAGCAGACTACTCAGCTCGCAGAGCAACATAATATTAAGCATAAAGCTGACTGGTATTATGTGCTGAACATGGTGTACAGTGATTATGGTGCAGCGTTCAGCGGCGATACAGGAACACTTGTCAAGATTGCTAAAGCTTATATGTGCGACCCTGATGCTCCTAGCGGAAAAGTTCTTGATTTATGGGTAGCCCAAATGAGAGCAAAGGAAAGACAATAATATATCATTTGCACACGCTGTAAGTATATGCTATAATATATATGGTTTGAATTTGTTTCCATTTCGGTATCTCAATTATCTTCTTACTATTACATACGGCTAAAAAAAGCAGGTTTAGTCAGCCTGCTTTTTTGCTTGTGAGTTCCAAATGAGTTCCAAAATAAAAGCAACTAAAAAAATGAAAAAAATAAGCGTAAAGATATTCACAGCGCAATAGAAAACCGCTTGTAAAAAAGTAGTCGATTTAGTAGAATCAATATAGAGCAGTATTTGAGTAATAGAGATTAACGGATTTCCCGTATTAAAGGAGTAACTAAA